ATCTGATAAGGCAGGGAGATTAAGTGCGGCTGATCCTCATAGTTGGCATTTACCTTGTTATGCAATGCAAAAATCTGCTCATGATAAAAATCTAGAACAAGAGTATGTTTCTTTCTTAAAAAGAAGAGGAGATATTAATTGGCATTTGTTAAGCGACTTAGATACTAAGTTGTTAAAATATGATGGTTGGATGACAGATGAGAAGCTAATTAGAAGCGCTCCTAAGTATTCTAAAATATCAAAAATTTAGCTATAACTTCAGCTACAACTTCAACACATAGTAGCAATATAATAGGTATTATATATTCCCACCAATCATATTTACCATTGTTATTTAAATCAAAAAACTTCATATTAACACTTCCATCTACGTCTAGCAGCTTTACCTCTTTCACCTGTCCAACCTTTTGATCTTGCACAAAAAGATTTTCTACGCTTAGCGGCTTTACTACCAGGTTTTACTTTACCTGTTACAGCCGTTTTTAGTTTACTGCCTGGGTTTTTCTTTCTATATTCTTTGACACCTTTAGATGTCATACCCGCACCTTCTTCTTTTGTTCTGAAGTTACGGCCTTTGCCTTTAGTAGTTTTTCTTATTTTACCTTTCTTTAAAAAGGTTGATTCTGGTAAGTTAAACATTACTTCTTTATCTTAACACAGTTGTTAACCATTTTAACTTTACCACCCTTAGTTTTCTTACCGCTAGGTGATTTCTTTTTACCTACAGCTTTATAGCCTTTCCAGCAGTTAGCTTTCTTTTTATTAGAAGAGTCTGGAGCTTCATTATCAATCATAAACTTTAAATAGTCAGGATCTTTTTTAGCATCCGCAGCTTCTTTTCTATAAGCTTGATCTATTTCTTTAGCTTTACTAGCAACTTTAGCTATCTTACTAATCATTTTATTAGGTGAACCTAATGCTTGTGGTCCACATCCTTTTCCTTTGTATACACTTTCCATAATTAATTAATTACCACCTTTCTTTTTTAGAACATCACCACTTGGTCTTACTATAATGTCTGGCGTTGGTCTAGGATCAGGCTTATTGTTATTATTGTTGTTGTTATTGTTATTATTATTATTATTATTGTTACTAGAACCTGAACCACTGCTAGGAGCGTATATAGGTCTGTAGTTGTTATAACTAGGTCGGTAATAACCATTGTACCAATTACCATAATATCTATTAGGATATGATATTACGTTATAGTATACATTAGGTTTAATCATACTTATAGGTAATCTCAATGTATCACCTTGTTCAGTAACAGCTAGTACATGTGTTACTTGTATTTTAGGTTGGTTATTGTAAGTACCACAACCAAATAGTAGTGTTAAAAAAAATCCTAGTCCTACGCATCTAATAAAAATTCTTTTGTTTCTGTTTGTCATTTTATATAATTTTATAATAAGTTTTTCTTGATCCCTCTTTTCTATAAGCTTTCAAGCATCTATTTCTATTCACTCCTTCGTTTACAAAGCTAACATGTACCCAGTCTGGGTTTTCATCAGTGCCAAACTCCCATATCATTTGATCGTAATCTAGGTTTTTCTTTATCCACTCATACATATAAGCATTAGTAGAGTTACCATAGCTATCGTCAATATCTATAGCTTGGCCTTTACAATGCTGTGACGAGTGACTTCCGCCAATAGCTTTGTTAAGTTGAGGTCCACGAAAGAACGAATTAATCTTTATAGGATGCGATACGTGCTCTCTAAGAGGTTCAAACACTTTTTCTGCAACTAGCTTCATATTTTCTAATTGCTCTTCTGTAGGATCATTTGCTAAACCAAGTCTATTAGCTGTGTTACTATAAGTACCTTCTTTATAGGTTACATGTTTACTTATGTTTTTCATTAAAATTTACTTGCTGTGTTAATCTCGTTTATTGTTTCTTGTATTTCATTTAGATCTGTTGGTAGCAACAAGTCTAGTCCAGCTTTAAACGTTGCTTGTTTTTCACCACCCTTAAATATTAGCAAAGTTGGCGCCATACGTATTCTATATTCTTTTTTAGCTTTAGCGGCTTTAGATATATCTACTCTATAATATAAAGCATCTTTTACTTGTTCCCATTCATTAAAGCAATTTTCTTTATTAAAATCTGCCCAAAACTCTATAAGAATAGTTTGATCATCATCATCTCCAAAGGCAGAATTACCAGAAACTACATCTTCAAAATTATCATCAGTTAACCAGTATTTATCAGGAACATCTGATTGTGAAAAAGATAAAAATGGTATTAAAATTAAAATTAAATATTTCATTATCTATTTTTTTGTATTTCGTATATTCTTTCGTCTAGCTTATCTAGTTTTTCTAATATCATTTCTACGTCATCTTGAGTGTCCATGATAGTGTTACGTATTAACTCGTCTTTCAACTCCCACTCTGTTTTAGATATAGTAGGCTCAGGCATTTCCATAGCTAAAGCTATATCTGCCTTTAAGCTAAACCAAACACCAGCTAGTGATACTATACCAAACACTAACGCTCCTATTGTTTTTATTGATAAACCAAAATCTGGTTTACCATCACCATCGATGTCTAAACCTATTTTATAATTTTCATCTAAATTCTTTGCCATTACTTTTTTTGTTTTAGTTCTTCAATTGTTGCTATAAGTTTTTCTACATCTTTCTGCAGGTATTCAATTCTTAAATCTTGCTTAGCATCATCTGGCAAAGCACCCATTTCACCTCTGGGCCATTTTATTCTAAACTCATCATTTAAGGTTTGGTTATATTCTAATCTAACAAGCTGACTATCTATAGTGCTTATCTTTGCTGTTAGATCAAACCATATACCAGCTACAGATACAATACCTACGATTATACCTATTAATGTTTTTATGTCAAGTTTTACTTGTGACTTTTCTGATAACTCTTCCATTATTTAAATGTAAAATTAAGTCCAACGCTACTGTTATATATTTCACTATCCCAAAACTTAGTATATTCACCTTCTATGAATACACCTATTGATTTACTAACTTTCCAACCAAACATTAAACCAGCTTGATAATCGTCCCATTGCTCTCCCGCAAGTTGATTGTTGTGACCACCTTTACCCCAACTATTACGATGTAAATAACTAAAATCTACATTACCTTTAACATACTTATGATAAGGTAATATGTAGTTAGCGTAAGCATGTAACCAAAAATTAGATTTATAGTGGTAAAAATCAATTCCGACAATAGGGGCAATTTCTGCAAATGGCTCTAATTCGTCCCAAGCTTCATTGTTAAATCTGTTCATTAAATCACCAAATACTTCGTCTCTAAACTGTAAATCCGTATAAGCAACTATACTACCGTCACCATCAACCCAATACCAATCAGAAGTTGAGTTACCATTTTCGTCGTTAGACGAATAGTATATATCGTCATAACCATATAAAAAACCTAGCGAATACCAAGGGTTAGCTGGGTATTCAAATTCTTGACCCGTATTAGGATCCGTATACATTTCAGTTTCGTTTAACCATATTTCAATTGGATTATATCCGTAAGGTTGTTGATGCGTTCTATATATTGCACCTGCGGATATACTTAATTTTTTACCAATAGGTAATCTAGCTCTTATCTCACCAGAAGTATACTCAAAACCTACGTTACCTGATTCTCTTGATTCAAATTTAGCGATGTGATATTTACCAGTATGTCTTACAAATAATCTTTTATTAGTAAACTCATCACCGTTTTGTCTTTCTTTTTCCCAATGTAACAAATACTCTAAACCTTTAACAGCTGATGTTGGTGCTGATAAAGCTGTTTGTTTTTCAATGTCTGCATCACCTGTCCAAAAATTACCTGGTTTATTTTCGTAACCAAATCTAGCTAATTTACGTATACCAAAACCAAACCTATAATCATAAGGGTGGTACGTTGTTTCGTCTATAACATCTGGTATACCATAAAAATCCTGAGGATCTGTTCTAACAAAATATTCTTTAACCTCCATTTGAGGATTATTTACGTCTCCAGCCACATACACCGTACCGTATTTTAAAAAGTCTTTATAAACTTCTTTTAAAAACTGTCCGCTTATGTTGCTATACACAAGTAATGCTATTATAGTTATTAGTTTTCTCATAGTTATTTTCTGTATTTAGTTTTTCGTTTACTAGATGATTTTTTATTTTTAGCTTTAGCTTTTTCAACAGCGGTGTTTTTAACACCAACATCCCAAGTGTTCCAACCTAAAAACGTAGCAACTCTTTGCCAAGCTTGATTTTGTGAATCAGCAGCAGCTCTTAAGTTGTTTAATTTCATTATAGCTCTATCTAAAGGTACGTTTGTAGTAGCAGATACTATATTGGCTATAGCTAAATAAGCTGGGTTATCAATACCCATACCCATTTGAGGTATAATCTTTTTATTAAACTTATATGTTTGTGTAGCTGAGTAAATTTTTCTAATCTTACTACCAATCGGAGGAGACAAGTTGACAGCTTCAATCATTGTATAAGCGTGGTCTGCTCTATAACCTTTATCATTTTGAGCATTAAATTGAAGTATCATGTTTTTTATAGTAGATATACCAGCGCCGTATACACCACCACCTCTTAGTAAACTATCAAGAGAAGTGTTTAACGCTCTTAGCTTTTTGTTCTCTAGTTTTTGTGTTAGCTCTTCATCTTCTTCATCATCAAAAGCTAATGCAAATAAACCAGATTGTAAAGTGGAAAATATTATATTTTGTAATACACCATAATATAGTATTTTGGATATATTAGTCTTTACATCTCCACGACCATTTTTAATGTCTAGAACAGCTTTTTTAATTAACCTAGCATACTGCATTGGTGTGTTTTGAAACGCAAGTACTAGTCTACCAAGCGGTCCAGCTTGTTGTTGTGATATTAAAGCAGGATCAGCAGATTGTTGTGATTCTTCAGATGTTTTAGCAAAATCAGCAAAAGCTTTATCTTTAGCTTGTGCTTCAGTCATACCTTGACTCTTATATGTATTAAATCTATTTCTATAAAAACTAGCACCACCCATTGATATTGCGAAGCTATCCGCCATCTGTGTAGGTAAGAAACCTTTTTTCAATAAATAAGATATAGCTGCAGAAGCTTTATCTGTTTTACCAGCGACAGCTTGAGCTATCTCAGCCTCGTTAACATCACTCTGTAATCCAGCTCTTCTTTGTTTTAGCATGTCTGAATTAAATATCATACTAAAATCAGACCAAAACTGTGGTTGATTAGCAAAAGCCATACCAGCTTTTAATGGATTATTATCAGACCAATTTATAAAGTTTATCATAGATATTGTCTGAAGTATAGCTGATCTACTGTTAAAGAACATTATAGCACCAACAGAATTATTAACCCAATTCATCCAACTATTAACTAGTTTGTTTTTACCGGTGGTTCTGTTCGTACCATTTTCCATTCTCCATAATATATCTTCTAAAGCACTTCTATAATCTTCACCATATATAGCTTCAATTTTATTCATGTTCTTTTCAGAAAATATTTCATTTTTTCTTTCTATCCAATTAGCTAAATACTTTTTTCTATTTGTTTTTTGAGCTATACTAAAGTAATCATAAGCTATGGTACCACTAACCCAGTCTTGACCAGGTTTTATATAACCTTCTTCTAGTTTAGTTGTAGCGCCAACAAGATCAGCAAAACCTCTCATGTTGTGATTGTTTCTTACTATATCAGATAACTTCTCTATATCAACTTTAGACATACCTGGTATTTCAAAACCAGCTTTATTCCATAAATAAACTCTTATGGCTTGTTCGTTTGAATATTGTTTATAGCCTACATCTTTTAATAATGATCTGAAAGCTTTTGGAAATCTTTTCTTTAAAGCATAAAAGTCATTACCTAAAGCTTGCTTAGCCGCGTTTAATGATCTTACACCTGCCCAGTATGGATCTATTAAAGCTTGTGTAAAGAATTTAAAAGATTTTTCTCCAGCTTTACCTTCAGGTAGCATATTGTACATTAGACCTACAAAGTCTTCAGCTGAAGGTGGCATCCAGAATTTATACTTACCTTTACCTAATCCAGCTGCTTTACCAGCTGCTCTACTATATTCTTCATTTTTATTAATACCAGATTTTCTTTCTAATATAGTGTTAAAGTTTTCATCTAGTGTTTTACTAAATTTAACTTGAGCTAGCTTAACATCATTTTTAACATTAGCAGCTTCTAAAACTTCTTTTACAGCTTGTACGTTTTTTATTGCATCATCAGCAAATAATATGTTATTGTAACCACTGTTTATTTTATTTACAACCCAGTTGGCTTTAGCGGATGCTTTACCATCTTCTAAACCAGTTATATTTTCTATAGGTATATTTAATCCCATACCTTTTAAAAACGCATGTATTGCGTAAGCGGCTTCTTGTGGTCTTGCTGTTAGTACATATATATCTTTATTACCAAACTTACTGTTTATTTGTTGAGCTAAGTCAAAGAAAGGTCCTTTCTTACCATCAATAACTTTATTAAACTCACTAAAATCAAATGCAGCTCCAGCAGCTTCTAAGTCAGCAGATTCAACAGCAAACTCAGTGGCAGTGATTTTTCTCTTTTTACCGTTAGGCATCGTAACACCCACCTTACTATTTGACTGAGCTAACGTGTCATCAAAATCAAATATGCTCATACCTTTTTCAACCTTAGAGAATTTAGCTATAACATTATCTTTAGCCATCATTAAAGCTCTCTCTTGTGGTGTAGCTATTTTAGAAGCTTGAGCATCTGTTAAAACCCAACCTTGACCAAGAACCTCTGGCTTTTTAGGATTTAATGATTTTATAGCAAAAATATTTTTATAACCCCAAGTTGCTGGATTATAATATCTCTTATCTATAGGATCTTTAACTATATCAGCTATAGTACCTTGTCTGAACTGTATGTTTATATTATCGTCCATAACCTTAGGTATAATAGCTACTTTGTATTTTGCTTTTAACTGATCTGGTGTAAGCTTACTTTTACCATCGTAAAACAATACTAATCTAGTTAATGCAAATTGAGTTGCCAGCATGTGTTCGTATGTTCTAGGACCCTTGTGTTTTCCCTCAAAGAAAAACTCTACAGGCGCAGCGGACTTAAATAATCCTTGCATATCTTGTTTCATAGTTGTCGCTAGCATTGCTTTAACTACTGGATCTATTTTTTTTGATTTAACTATATACTTAATGTAAGAATTTGCTTCATTCCAAGCTGGATCAGTGTATTCAAATTGTTTTTTGTAATTATCTTGAAACCTTTGTTTTGCTGTTTTTCTTTTACCATCAAGCGTAGATGTAGATGGAGCTGTTAAGGTTTGTATTTCTTTACCATCAAAAAAGTATTTAGTAACTACAGAATTAACTTCACCATCTTTTTTATATGAAATATTTTCAGCGTAAGTTATACCGTATTTTTCTAAAGGCTTAACAACAGTTTCGTTAAAATCTTGAGATCCATAAAAGAACTGATAGTATCTAGCCGCTCTTTGTTTATTTACACCAGCTGATGTATTATGTTTTCTATGTAAACCAAGGATTTTTATAGCTGCTTTAACTTCTGCTTCGCTCATATCAGGCTTAAACTTACTGTGTAAGTAGTCAACTGTTGCTGTTCTACCTTTAGTAACTGTTGCTGAACCTGGATCATAATAGGTTTGCATCTTACCGGTTTCACCTGTAAACAGCTTTAGCAAGCTATTCGAAAATTCTGCGTCAGTAATTTTTAACTGCTTATCAGCCTTTAAAAATTCATCTACATTTATGTTTACACCTTTGTCTTCTCCAATAACTTTTTCTATAAATCTTTTTATAGGGTTATATATATCGTTTGTTAATCTCTGTATTTCTGCTTTTGTTTCGTCAGGTAACAAAGATGCGATAGTATTTTTTACATTAGCTTTAGTTACGTCAAGATTATCTTTATTTAACTTCTCAACAATTTTAGTACCATCAACCTTACTAAACTTTAAATCTGGGTCTCTACCTATTTGTTTACCTATAATAGATCTTAGTGCTTGATTTTTAAAGTTACCTTTATTAACTAGTACTTGCTCAGCTTTACTCATTATTTCTGGTTCAGCTAAAACTTCCATAGTAGCATCGTGAGCAAACTCTATAGCTAGTACTTGAGCTAAACTTTCTTTTCTACCACGTTTTAAAAAATATTGTATTAATTCTTCTTTAGTTTTTGGTACTTTTTCAAATTTAGCATTACCAGCTGTTTTGCTTTTAACTTTTTTATCTAATGATGATTGTTTTGAGCCTTGTCTATCAATAACTTTAACAACGAGATCTTTGTATCTATTGTTTATTAAGTTTTGATCCATCATTTCAAAAGCTTCTTCTATAAATTGATCTAAAAAGTTAGTATAATCTACAGTACTTCTACCCATAACTTCATACATAGTTTCTTGTAAGTCTAAACCTAATGCTCTACTTATTTCTTTTTGCCATCTTAAATCTGTTATATCTACAGCTTCAGTTATTTTATCACCTTTCTTGTATTGACCAGTAGCTATATCTTTTTTCAATGCTGATCTTGTAACCATCATTTTTCTAAGAATATTTGTTTTAATAGCTTTTTTAATTCTATTGTGAACTTTACCATCTCTTTCAAAGCCCATCTTTCTTCTTAATGTTTCTTTGACTTTTACAGGAGCTTGTTTAGCTTTTCTTTCTTCTGCTAGTTTTAAATCTAGTATTTCATCAGGAGTTAACTCTGTGGTGTCTTCTATTTGAGTAGCAAAAGAATCACCCTCAGCGTTTTTCTTAGCTTGATCGATACTTTTAGTCTGTTTATCTTTTTTAGCTTCTATAGCTAAAGCTTTGTTAGCTTCTCTTTTAGCGTATACTATGTTACTACCAAACCATTTATATAAACTAGGTGTTTTAGATGGATCATAGTTAACTAATCTATTTGCTAATTCTTCTCTTGCTAAATCTTTTTGTTGCTTATTTAGACCAGATCCAAATAGCTTATCAAAGTCACCATCTATTATAGCTTCATACACTTGTCCAAACCCACCGTTAGCACTTTGAAACTCAGCTTTTGTTTTAGCACCTTTAGTTAAAGCATCTACTATAGGACCAGGATCAGCATCTTGATCTAAGTTTACTTTACTAAATTTTCTCTTACCTGTCGTTGCTAGTTTTTCACTAGTGAACTTTTTAAATCTTTTATCTGCTTTTTTATTAGCGAAAGCTTTGTTGTGAGCTATCATAAAGTTTGTAACGTCATCTGCTGTTTCAAAGTTAAGCTCTGCTTTAGGTATACCTAATGCTTCTGATATAAGATCTTTAACATTGTCTATAAAAGATTCTATTCTACCTTTGCCTTGTATTTTTCTAGCTATACTTTTATCCTTTGACATTAGATCTGCTAGCTGAGCCAAGTACTCATCTGAGTTTACACCAGTAACTTCTTCATTAGTGTATTTACGTTTTTTAAACTGGTCTAAAACTTGAGCGTGAATATCAGCGTTATTCTTAGACATGTTTTGTTTAAACTTTTCTATAGCTTTTTGTGCTACAGCGCTAGTTGCTTTGTTATTTAATCTAGCGTTTAAAGCTTGATGAATAAACTCGTGAGCAGCAACGTTTAACATACCATTATTTAATGATACGTCTTTGTTTAATACAGCTTTACCATCTTCAGTTATAAAACCAGCACCATTAGATGCTTCATCTCCATATTTATTTTTAATTTCTTCTTGTGATAAAATTTCTGTTTTACCACCCATGCCTTCAGCTATGTCAGCACCTAACACTTGTTTAACTTGAGCTTGCTCTGTGGCTTTTTTATTTTCTTCTAATTGTTTGTTTCTTTCAAAATAACTATTAGTTATGTCTTTTATCTCAGCTTTCTTGTTGCTTATCTGATTTTTTTGAGATTGTGTTACTGAGCCTTTTGATTCTAAACCTTGTAATTCTTTTTCTAATTCAAAAAGTTTTGTTCTATCACCTTCATCAGTAACTCTAGTATCTAGGTTATTTTTTATAACACCATCTTTTCTTCTAGCTTCTAAGCCTTCTAATATGGAACTGTTGTTTTTAACATCAAAAGTTATTTGAGCTAATTGTTCGTCTGTCATAGCACCTGTTAGATTCATGAAATCTGCTTGGCTATGTTCTTTACCGTTTAAAGTATATTGAGAAGTACCTATATCATTAAATGCTTGGCTTAATGCTATTGGTCCACCAACAACACCTTCACCTAAAAATTCACCAGCAAGTTCAACACCATCTATACTGCTTATGGCTTCATCTAATGTTTTACCAGCTATAACATCTTTAGCAACAGAACCAGTAGCTTCAGCAACAGCACCAAGTGTACCTTCAGTGCCAATAGCAGCTCCAAATCCAGCGCCGATACCTAACACTTTACTACCAGTTGCTTTTTGCACAGCCGTATTTGCTTTACCAAATCTATTAACACTTAGTTTAACACCTAGCTTATCAACAGCTGCTGTAGTAGCACCTTTACCAAGAGCGGCTAATCTTAGTTGTTGAAATCTATCTTTGTCCTCCATTAAAGCTTTTAAATCTTCGCCGCTATAACCTTGGCCCAACTCTTCAACTAGTAGTTCATCTAAAGCGTAAGCAGAATCAACTTGACCTTGAGCAAGTGCATACATACTTCCAGCAAAACTACCAATTTTACCACTTAATGTTCTTTGTTTTCTCATAGCATTTGCCCCAGCAACAACAGCACTCATTGTTAAAGCTCTTTTGTCACCAGAAAATAAAGATATAGGGTTTTGAATTAAAGACTCATACGTTGTTAACAAAGCTTGTTTTGGATTATTACCAAAAGCTTGAAAAGCCATAGCTGTGTCTTCAAACATATTTGGCTCTTCTCCGTTTTCTAATCTAAATTTTCTTCTTTTATCTTCTATATCTTTTTGAAAATCTTTAGTATAATCGGCTATAGGTCTATATTTATCGTTTTGAGCAATTATCTCATTTATTTCATTTTGATTATACTCACCATCTATGTCAATTAAAGCATCGTTCATAGATTTTATCTTATCAGCTTTTGAAAAAGGATTATAAAGATCCCAGAAGCTTGGCTCCTTTTCCATCTCTATAATTTTTTCCCTATTAGAAGGTTCTTCAGGTTGATTAATATAGTTCGATATGTAGTTTGCTTGTTCTTCGCTCGGACCTGAGCCTGTGTATTTTTGATAAAACGCATTAATAAACTCTCCTGGATCTTGTTCAGAAGCATATTGAAGTTTAGAATTCAACTCTTCTTGACTTAGACCTGGACTATACTTAGCATATAGTTGTCTATAAAGTTCTTCCATATTATATTGAGTTTGGATCTATACTAGATGATGATGCCGTGGTGTTTCCACCACCAATTATATTGTCCCAATATCTTTTATGATCTGGGTTTGTTGGGTCTAAATTTTTTCCTAAAACTTTTATAGGTGCGTTATCTCTAGATCTATATACAACATCAAAAGTTCCATCTCCATTGTCAACAACCTCATGTGTAGTTGGCCAACCTGGTTCATTTGTAATCATATTTAAATTACCACTTCCCCAGTATTGATCTCTATATTCTACAGAAGTTAAAGCTCCTTGAGCATTACCTCCGCCACTTGTCGATGTTTTTGATTTCTTTTTTTGATAACCATTGTTAGCAGCTTCCTCCATACCGTTAACATATTTGTCTATAACGTATTGTTGAAGTTGATCGTGATTTTCTTCTTGTAACAACCAACTTTCTGGCTGATCCTTACTTATTATAGGCTCATCTAAGAAGTTATCTGTTGCTAAAGATAGTAAACCCTCTCTACCTTTTTCTTGTACAATATTTCTAACTTTTCTTTCATACATTGATCTTTGATAATCGTCCCATTGTGTTCCAGAATTATAAGATGATTCGTTAAGTTGCATTAATTTATTAGCGCCATCAGAATTTTTGTTAAAATACTTAGGTAGGTTATTGCCGTCTACCATGCTTCCGTCTTCAAGTTGATATTTTACTTGACCATTTATTAAACTGTAGCTAGGCTGACCTGAATAAAGTAATTTTAATTGATCTGTGTTAGCTCCTTCTGATATTGTTTTACTATCATAGTCTTTTAAAAATTCTGTTTTAGAAGCTTTAAACTGATCTAAATTTGAGCTTATATTTTTAAATTGATTTTTTACATCATTAAACATAGAGTTAGCGTTTATATATTCAGCAGATCCAGGTTTTGTTTTCTTCATTAATCTAGCGAAATTACCAGCTTGTAACTGCATATCTTTAGACCAATTAGTAACACCTTGCCTCATGTACGCGGGTAGTTTTTCAACTTCATAACCAGGTGGTAAGTTGTCTATGTAAGTATCAACTTTTTTATTTAAGAATTTTTGCATAGCTCCGTATGGCACAGGTATATTACCACCATATCTACCAGGCATCCTGCCTTGTTTCTTAGCTATGCTATTTAAATATAAGTCAGCTATACCCGCGTTTTGCGGTCCCATATATGCTCCTTTAATTAAGTTTTGATTTGCCATGTTTTTTTTATATTAAAATCCTAATCCTGATGTTAATTTACCCATAAAACTATCTCCTTCTCCTCCTGCAACCGCACTTCCAACTCCACCCGCAAGACTACCTATACCAGACACTAAAGACTGTGTTGCTTTATCTCTAGCTTGATTAGCAGCGCCAAGTCTTTGTTGTGACATACCTAGTAATGTTTCTGTTTTATCTAACTCTGCAGCTCTAGATTGTTGAGCACCTTGTAGTTCCATGCTTTGAACAGTCATATCTCCTTGAGCTGCTTTCATCTGGTTTGATGATTCTTGCATACCAATACTAGCTGAAGCTTTTTGTAAGTTTTGTGATTGTTGACCAGCCATAGCTTGTGCTAAAGCAGCAATACCACTACCACCAGCTGCACCTTGCATACTACCCATTGTGTTGGCTAACGCTTGCTGTTGTTGTTGAGCTGCAAAATCTGCAGCTTGTGTGTTAACTGTTAAGTCTTCATATGCGTTTTCTAGACCAGTAGCTAAATTGCTAGTGTCTAAGTTTTCATATCTTGCTTTGTTGCGGTTAAATTCTTGTTGAGCTGCTCTTTGTTCTCTTCTTCGTTTTCCTCCACCAATTAACCCACCGGCTATACCAGTAAGTCCTCCAATTATGCCCTGTGCTGCACCCATTGCTGCGCCTATCATATTTTTATTAGTTTTAAGTTATTATTATAATTACACATTATTTGCTTGATTCAAAGATTTCACTACCAACATCATATAGTTCACAAGCTGTGGTAGCATCGTTTTTCATTTTAACCTCAGCAAAGTAACCTCTTATTGAGGAAGTGTTACCTCTACTATCTTTACTAAATAGTATAAAGTCACTGGAAGTAGGTCTAGTAACTAAACCACCTATATTACAACTCACGCTAGTTTCAGTAACGGCTGTAACCGCACCCATTTGCACTATAGTACCACTAGTGTTTTGATAATAAGCCGTATCACCAGTTTGTACTGAATCTTGTATGTGCGGAAATGTCATTGTTATATTTGGCATATTTTATCTATTAAGGTTCTTGAGCAAGTGATACTGCTATATTGAAAGTCATATCAGACGCAGAGTCGATCACTTCGTCTAGTTGAGCTGTCCAACTATAATGTAAATCTTGTGACGGCGCAACACCTACTAAACTTGTTTTAGTTATTGTTAATCCACTTACTTGATGGAACGCTGATGCTTGTGTAGCCGATATTGATAACGATATATCATTGTATCCGTTATTATAGAAGTTACCGTACATAACACCAGTACCACTAGTTAAGTTAGTTCCACTTGCTGTTCCGATTAATACGTTTTTAGCTGCTGTTCCACTATTTCCGTTACCATCGTTATACGTTGCTCTGTGTGCTCCTAGTATTAATCCACCACCTGCTCCAGTAACTGTAGGTGTATATAACCTTGAACCACCACCACCAGATCCACCAGTTATAGAGGCAAAGTTATTAATAGCTAGGTTAGATGTTAAGTCGTCACTACCGTATTTATTAACACGCATGTCACTAGTTATACTTATTGTTTTAGGTGATGCAGTGTTATTTATAGCTATTATAGGTGTTTGATAGTCTAACTCAAAACCATTTGAAAACAAGTCTATATCATCAGAATTTGTAGATAAGTAGTTAGACCAGTCTTCTATTTCTGGATCTCTTAATTTTGTAATATTTCCAGTAGCTGTTGCTGTTAAGCTTAAGCTAAAACTAGCAACGTCAGAGTCTTCGTCTGTGTGCAAATTAGCTATATATGTTTTTGTAATATTACTAGATGTTACAGTGAAATCAGCAGTTGCTGCCATACCTAGCGTTAAATCTACATTCGCAAGTTGATTTATGTAAAATGGGTTTTGAACAACATTAGAAGAGCTGTATACATTTCCTTGTAAAACAGGATCTCCAGTGCTTGATGGTGTTATAGGTAGCAAAGTTGTTGGACTTATAGCTTCAATAAGTATATAATATCTTTTAGAAACAGTAGTTTCAAAGAAAGGTATTGATACTAAAGAAAACCCAGTTGAAGGTATTTCTAAATCAGTCTCAGATCCAACAAACGTTGTTCCATTCCACCATTCAGAAAATGTTATAGTAGTACTACTAATTGTTTGTGCTGTGTTTAGTGTTATAGACGTGCCATTTACACCGGCCACAGTTACAGTACCACTTATACCAGTACCAGTAACCAACATACCTACTTTAATGTCGTTGTTTACAGCTGTTAAAGTTAAAGTTGTGCTAGATCCCGATGTACTAGCTGTTGATGTTGTAAAGTTTTTAACTCTAAAGTCAGCACCTATAGCTCCAAATATTTTTAATTCTTTTGTTTGAGCAAATCTACCCACGGTGTTACCACCAACTAAATCATATCCACTTATTTTGTTTACATCAGCAGCATTTTCCAATACAGACTTACTGTGGAATATTATTTCGTTTTTATTTGTATCTTGTGCAGGGAATTTATAAGCTACAGTATACACTCTTTTGTCTACATCAGCTAAAACTTTACCACCAACACCAATAGTTATATTATTGTTACTAACATCCTTATCTTGATGTGTTATAACATAATAGCTTTCAGGATCGTTATCCTCTACGGTTATTTTAAAACTAGGTTGTTCGTTAAAGTTATAACCGGTAGCTAAATCTATAGTTACAGTAGCAACTGTATTTTGTGTAGTGTAGTTAGCTTGATAACCTAGTTGATTACCACTTGGATTAGCTGTTTCGTTATTTCCTGAACCAGCATAACTAACTGTTTGTGTTATGTTACCGTCACTTTGATCTATTATAACTAAGTTTTCTAGCTTGTACTTATTTAAAGCGCCATCACCTGTTACAGCTAAATTAATAGCTAAGTTACTAGATGGCATGTTAACACCATCTGTAAAGCTTACTTTTGCTTTAACATTAAGACCATCTTGAACAAATACTACACTGCTAACATAAGTACCTGTAGAACTTACACTTAAGTCACTAGCGGTTAATGTAGAACCAGTATCAGGAGTTATAGTTATAAACACATGTGTGTTAGTACTATGTATTTCAGTACCAACCTCAACGTCAAATGTAGAACCTGGATTAGTTGTGTTAGCTATACCAGTTAAGCTTACTGTAACTGTTTTATCACTAAGAGCTAGATCACCAGATATAGCTGTTAATTGACCTATACCTTGTACGTTAAATTCTTTTGAATCTAAATTCTCTAACGTTGTAGCTTCACCTTTAATGTGATTATAGAACCTACCTTCTTTTTTCTTGAACTCTTTTATAAAACCTTGTTGAGTGTCCGTGTGTATATGATCACAGTACCAACCCTTAGTGTTAGTAGAGGTAGCATTGTCATAATTATTTGTATAAACTCTTGATAAGGATCCACCATAGTTTAATGTTTTAAAACCTTTAATAGTTTCTGGCATTTCATTTATTAAAAGAGTAACAGATGATTCATACTGTACTCCATAGAAATTATTTCTAATATCATTTTCATGTACAAATAATTCTCCTGTTTTAAAAGAATAGTACTTGTTGTTTAAAGACAAAGCACCCTCAGGTACAAAAGATTTAAAACTAGGGAAACCTTTTACTTTTTCATCAAAAGAAACCGTTTGACCATCTAAAGTTAAATTGTATAAACCTTTACTGCCATCGTAACTACCTAGTATTAATGTTGAACCTGGTAAAGTATCTTTAAAGAAATCTTCCATACCAGCATCTGATATAGCCGTTAAACCATCTCTTGATAATCTAATAACAGCGCCTCTTGATTTATCTGTAAAATAACACCTATAAGCATATGAAGCAAAAGACTCTGGGTTTTTTGATATACCGTATTCACCTATAAAAGGTACTGCTTGCCCTAAAACTTTATTAGTAGCTGTTAATTGTGGGTTGCCGTTTGCTTCAAATATTGCGTCTTTATTAGCTAAAACTTTTAAACACTTATCTTCGCAAAGTACTATTAAGTCTGTATTTCTAGCGTGTAACTTTTGTATACCACCATAATGTGGGTTTAAATCTTTGGTTATAGCTTCACCTTGTATAAATTGATTAAGCCTATTAATACCACTAGTTGAATTAAATATACCTGAGTATATTAAACCATTCTTTCTTCTTTCTTCTTCGTAAGGTTCATCTAAAACAGCTGAAACCTTAACACCTTTACCCATTCTAGGCGCGTTAAAGTCATCATTTATTCTATCAGACTCAACGCCGTTACCAAACGAATAACAATTTTTAAAGTCTAAAACATGTGTTGAACCATGTTGTGATATTGGTCTAGACAAACCAGTTTCGTAATAAATATCTAACTCAGCTGATTCCTTAGGTTCTGTTTCCCAAATTGCTGGATTACTTGATGTTAAAACTTCTACATCAGCACTAACAACATTTTGCATTATTTGTATTTCACTAATATAATTAGTTGGATTACCGCTAGTTGGATATGTAAAAGGATCAGTATAACCATCAGTACTGTCTTTCTTTTTAAACTCTAAGTTGTATTGTCTTCTTTTTGCTGATTGATACCTTTTTCCAGATGTTCTTCTATATTTATACTTTCTATCTTCTTGCGCGTTTTTAGTTATTTCATATATTGGACTTAACGCATCCGATTGACTACCTTTAAATCTAAAAAGAGTACCTTGTAGTTCTATTAATTTTAAAAAGTTATTTATAGTGTTTGATTTATCAAATGATGTTGATCTACTTTTTGGTGATCCGCAAAAATAAAACGTCATTTTCTTTTGACCAAGCTTTGGATGGCCATTGTTGTCTTGTGTAACCCATCTACTTCGTCTTCTGTCTGCTGTATCAAACCAAGAAGCCTCTTGTCTAGAGGAGCCAGCACCCGTGTTTTGTGCGTTACCAAAAATAGTTCTAGTTTCTATTATACCAAATTGCTCATCTTCTTCTGGAAAAGAAGCTATAATATTAGTATCAAAATTACTATCTCTATTTATTTTTACAAAAAATCTACCGTAAAACTCAGCTTTTCTTTCAAATTTTTCTTCAAATAATATAATTTCAAAGCTATCACCAGCGGATATACCAGAAACCATAGTATCACCAGTTTTAATAGGTTCTTCTAAAGTTACTTTATATATATGTTCTTTAGACTCATTTGATCCTGTATCGTCTGTATCACCAGTTGGACCACCACTAACAACCTTGTATTTATCTGATTTAACACCACCATTAGCAATTTGTATAACAGCGTCTGATGAAAAACCTTCACCAAAGCTAGGATTAGTTTGAGGATTTGGACCTCTAAACTCAAACGACACACTACCTATTTGAGGTATACCTGAAGTTCTAGCTTCTACATCACCAGTTGCTATGGCTCTTTCTTTTAACTTTAAAAAATCAGGTGCATCGTTAGATATATCTAGTATTTTATATCTAGACTTTGTTGCAACAAAATCATCAGAGTCATGTTTTTTCTTTAATATTAAATAAGTTTCTTCATCTACTTTGTTTCTTTCAGATGAAGGAAAGCTTAACCAAACATTACCATCTTCAGCTAGATAATATCTATCCATAGCTAAATTGTAATATTCATTAGAAGTTTCTTTTATGTAGTATTTAAAATGCGTAGCCCAGTCTGGTGGTTGATTACTTAAACTAACGTTTATGCTATTTACTGTTTTAGCATAATCTTTACTTGTTTGCTTAGAAGCATTTGCACTAGTAAAAACAGGTGATTGTCTGTTGTATTTATCTAAATAAACAACACCAACTTGATAAGTTCTAAGTGATTTTATTGATAACTGAGGTTCTTTAACCGTTGTAATAGCAGCTTGTGAAATGCTCATGCTGATATTCGGTAAGTTAAAATCAGGTATATCGTAGTTTTGTAAGTAGTTAGCGTATATAAGTCTATTTGCTGTAACCTCTTGAGCGGTAGCTTTTCTTGGAACGTTATCCCAAGGGCGAAGTGTTTGATTAGACTCTACAACTTTACTTATTATTTCTGACTCTAACTTATACTCTGTTGGAAAAGTGCCATCAGAAGCGTACTTAAGCGTGTCTACGACATATACATTACTATTGTTTGTCTCTTTATATAGTATATCAACCTCTTCTACGTCAATAGGTCTTGATTCTGTTATGTTTATTGATAATTGTCTTAAGTTGTTTATCATACCATCGTTATAACCGTTGGTAGATAAATATTCAAAAGTGTCAGGTAAGAAAGCTAATTCGCTAAAAGGTGAAAACGTAGAATATTCACCAGAGTAATATTTCCATCTATAAGCAAAGCTTACAAATTTCTTTTCAAAAAGTACACCCTCTTCACTTAGTATAGCTTCCCATGTTAATGGTATATAAGGTATTTCAACTGGTATACTTTGTATTGTACAATTAAAAACGTTAGATGCACTTATACTATTTATTAATAGTTTTATTTCAAGATTTTCTTGTTGTCCTAATTCTTCATATATAGACGTACAAGTTATTATATCACCTGCTTGCCAATTTGGTAGTGGTGAAAAAGTTAAGTTTAAAACAGTCCCAGCATCTTTAGCAACACCTTCTGTATCTGTGAAAGTTGTATTAACAGCATTACTTATAACAACTGTAGATGTGCCTGTACCAATACCACCTCTTGTAGAAGAGCTCATTACTAATGTTGGTTTACCCATCGGCGCTTTTTTAGCTACTGTTATATGTTCTTCTGTAAAACTAGAAGAAGAAGCTAGATCTGAAGAAGCTATTATTTGACCAGTGTATTTAGTGTGTGTTGTAAAATTAGAACTACAACCAGATTTAAAAACACTTATATCTATTTTTTTAGGTTCTTTTTCACCATCCGTCCACATTAACATACCATCTAGAACGTTTATACCTGTTATATATGTACTTGCTTTAAAATCAAGTATGTTATTTGTATCTACCAACACCGGTGATATTACACCGCTAGCATCATCATACTCGGCTATGCAATCGGCTTCGTCAGCTTTTATAAACCAGTATATTCTATCGTGCTCGTTATTTAGTTTAGTACCAACACAAATAGCGTTAGTTAAACCAAAGCTATCTGTATTCCAATTATCAGTTATAACTTTTTTATTCGAGTCATACGCTTTACCTAATATTTGCGTTGTACCTTTAATGTTTTGAACACTACCAACATTGCTACCTTCAGATGTAGAAATCTCAATGTTAAGAGCGTCTCTATACTCTCCATTAGGTACTAATCTTTCGTCCAGGTCTTTATTCATTTTACCTAAACGGAAGTGATGTTTAATATCTGGCATATGTGTTAGTGTTTTATTTGCTTAGATTTATTTCTTAATACTTGAGAAATTTCTTCAGCTTTTATATTACTTAATCTTATTTTTGCTTTTCTTATAGCGGCAAACTTTTCTTTTTTAAATCTTGCTACTAAATACTCAGGAACTAATGTTCTAGCCGCTAACATAGCGTGTATCATGTATTTGTATATTGCATCTTCAGCAAATTTATGTACAACTGAATCTCCATCAACAGCTAATCCATCACTTATGTATTTTAGTGTTATTATTTTGTCATTTAAATCAGAGCTAAAATGTATAAAACCTTTAGCGTGATCTATGTAATATACACCATTTGCTTGCGCATACTCAGGTGTTAAACCATATCTTCTACCCTGCGCTAAAGTAGCGTCGTATTGATCATCATCTCTAGGGTTGTCTGAAGTATTTGAAGAGCTTGTTAATTTAAATTGTTTCCAAGTTTCTGATTCAAATGATTGTAGTATTTCACCACCGTCTGTAAAAACATATTCAAAATCATTGCTTTGAAGTATTGCAGTTGGGTTACCTGTTTTATAAGCAGGATATATTATTCTTTCAATACCAGAGCCATCTCTCCAGCTTACCTTAACGTAATTAACATAATCGTGAGGTAACTTCATTTTAAGGGATGGTGGTATTTCTATTTCTTGTGATTTTTCACATCTTAATGTATCGTAGTTTAACTCTTGAATACCTCTTTGAGCGTGAAACATTACATCTGTTCTTCTTGCTTTTGGCAACAGCTTGTCTTCACCTACATATGTTATTATGAAATTTTGAACAATATCTTTTAACGTTATATGCTCGTAATTACCTAAACTCTCCTCTAGTGATTTTTGTTTAACTATTACAACCGCACCAACAGCAGGATTAGCACTAGACACAAATGTAACTCTACCATTAGAGCTGTTATATGAATATAAACTTTCGTTTAATTGATCTCCGTTAATAAATACATCAAAATCACCTTCAGCTGTTGGTAAAGGGTTAAACGTTAATGTAACATAACTGTTTGAGTTTATAGTAGAATCTACCGTAAACTGATTTGCGTTGTTGTAATATTGCTGTTGTGTTCCTGTGAATAAAGGCATGTTCTGTTATTTTTCTTGTTGGACGTTTTGTGCTTCTTCTTGAGCGGCTATTGGATAAAGCTGAGGATCTTTTATCGTTATACCAGCTAGTTCTAATATCTTTATAACTAATTCAGACTCTTCAGACTCATGTAGCTCAAAATCTACAGCAAGTGTAGCATTGTAAAGAGCTTCATCTAAAACAGTAGTATAAGCCCATTGTACTTTAATTGGCTTAGCTATATAGTTACACACAACTGTGTCACTTGCACCTATTGTTGTTGGATAAATTTGTATTAATCTTTTTCTATTTATAGCTGTTGATCCTGAGTTTCTAACATAAACAGGATATGTTGTTGTTGGGTTTGTTAATGGGGATGCTAATATGTGATGTATTTCGTTTTGATTTATTTTTTCAATCTCAACATAACTACCACATTTATTAGTATATAATTCTCCCATACGATAATGATCTGGTAAAGTACCTACACCACCGTCTGCCATAACTACGGCTGCTCTGTATTTTTCAAATATATCTATTTTTTCTTGAATAATATCTACCATGTCTGCATGAACCGAATCATTACCAGGCATTTTTAAAAATTGATCCAAGTCATAAAAGTATTGTTCGAATATATCTAATTGAGCTTGATTAGCAAACAAGTTAAACTCTTGAGGTGTTATATAACCTCTTTGTTCTTTGTTAGCTATTGCTAAAACTCTTTGATAAACTGTATCTACACTAACTGCCATATTTATTTTTTTTATAGTAAGTAACCACCTCACAGAGATGGTTACCTCTATAAGTGATTGTTATTTTAATCTTTTTTCTAAATTACTAAAGACTTCTAAACCTTCATCTGTTTGAAACCACGCAGCTAATGCTGAATATGGGTGCTCATCAAATGGCACTGTCATTAGTTTTCTGCCGTTGCTAGCCCAAGTAAACTGTCTATTATCAGGCGACAATTTAATCAAGTTTGCTTCCGCTGCTTTGATACCAAAGTTTCTTAGCTGTACATTTTCATCTTGTGCTAAGCTTATAAATAAAGCTGGATTTCTTTTAGCAAATAAAAGTAAATCTCTCTTTAGTTCTTTGGATGTCATTTTTGTGACTTTACTTCCAAGCTCTACTCTTAATATACCTTCAGCTATATCTAAATCTAAATCTTTAGCTATAGTTAAAGCTTCTATTTCAAGCTCCATGTAATCTAAGTCATCACTTGCTATCTCAACCTCGTTATGTTCTTGATATATAACATTTTTAAGAGGGTGATAAATTGAAAGCATTTTTTGTAAAGATTGCTCTCTTGCAGGTACTGTTAAAGCACCATCTCTAAAAACTATACGACCTAAAGTGGCCATACCTTTTTGTTCATCTACCAATGGTGATGGTTGATTAGTAGCGTATCTTAATTCTTTTTGAAAACCCGCTTCTGTATCGAACCATAATAATGGTTTTCTTCTAGTATGTTTACTAGGCAAAGAAAAAACTAATGGTTGTTCCTTTGTTGTTAGATAGTAAATTCTATCTTTTATTTCCCATTGTGTACCTACTGGTACTCCAACGGCTTGTTTTACTTGTGACATAATATAATATAATTAAAAAGTTTATAAAAAAAATAAAAGGGTTGGGTGCCGAAGCACCCTTACCTTTTAAGTACTATTGATTATCCTTGGATACCATCAGTAGATTTTAACAATACAAAGTTGTTAGCTGCTTGAACACATAAACATCTCTCAGATAAGAAATGTACGTTCATTGCATCTTCGTCGCTTGTATAGTTACCTCCAACTGAACCAGTGATCCATGATTTCATTCTTCTGTCGTCAGCTTCAGAAGCTCTGTATCTAACGTGTAAGAATGGTCTTTGGATGTTTTTACCCATAATCTGATCGTAAACTGTTGAAGTTCCAGCAGGAACGATAACACCTTCAATATCAGCTACAAGTCCTCTAGTAGTTGAATCATTTAAGTATTTCCAGTCAGTTTTGTAGAAGTCATAAGAACCTCTTCTGAAACCAGAGAAACCTAAATTTAACGCCATTTCCTCAGAGTTGTTGAATACTCCGTAAGAAGTACCACCAGTTCCGTAAGAATTTTGAGCAGCAAGCATGTTATCAATAGATAGAGACGTAGCTCTGTCTAAGAACATCATGTTTTCTTCAATTGATCCTTGCTTGTCAAGCTCTTGTAAGATGCTATCAAATTCAGCAAGTCCAACGTGAACTCCACTAGAAATAGGGTCATCAAAATCAGCGTTGTTGTATACTAATCCTCTTGAGCTAATAGCAGCAAAAAGACCTTCAGATCCAGAAATACCTGCAGCAGAGATAGCAGATGATCCTGCTTTTTTCTCAGCTTCAATCATAGCCATTTCTAATTGATCTTCAAATCTAATTCTTGCTTCGTGCTCAGATTTTAAGTACCATAAGTATCCAGAAGTACCAGCTTCAGTAGCAACTTCGACCCACCCAATTTGAGCAGTGTCAGATCCATTTACACTGTACTTGTCTCTTAGAATAATTGGCTTATTCGAGAAAGAAGTAAATGTTGCATCTTTTTTGTTACCAGCGTTGCTTGATCCTTTTGCATATTCTGAACCGTAAACAAATACTTTTACAGCAGCAACACCATCAGAACCGATACTTGAAATATCAGCAGCAGTATAAGGTTGCGCAGTAATTGTAGTTGCAGCAGGTACAGCAGATACGTAACATTTTAATGTTGCACCACCTTTGCTAACGATAATAGTATCGCCAATGTTTAGTAAGTGAGCAGCAGAAAATGTTAGTAAGTTTGCAGAAACGTCAGTACCTACGACATCGTCGTAAGCTACGTGGATTCTACCTTGTTCAGACCATACGACCTCGTCAGAAGCCATAGGCATTTCAGCACCGACCATAGATAAGAAACCAGAAATAGTTCTGTTTCCGTATCTTTCAACTTCTTTTTCATAAACTTCCGGTAGGAATTGTTTTGTGAAATTAAAGTCGTTGCCAGCGATTGATAAATAATTTGAACCAAATAAAGTTTTATTCGGTCTCGGCGTTAAGTGCGATAACTCCGCGCCTGTTCCAGCTAATGCCATAATTTTTAATTTTTAAATTGTTAATGTTATTTTCTAATCTTAATCTTAAAATCAGAAACTGTATCACCAGGAACAGCTTTTACAGACCAACCAGAAGTAGGTATCACATTTGACTGTGCTTCCCTAGGATCCATGTTGATGTTTTTAGACTTAGCTATACTATCCTTGATAGCATCTGCTTTGCCCTGTTCGTAAAAGTGTTTCGCTACAGCGTCAGGATTATTAGCAGTAAATAAAGATTTATGATAACCTTTAGCATCACTCATATTTTCATTTTTATCAAGAAACTTCTTAATAAAATTGTTAATATCGCTTTGGTCATTTTTAACCTTGTCACTATCTTTTACATTAAACCTAAACTTTTTTTCACCAATATTATATTCAAAACCTTTGAATTTATCGTTAAAAACCTCGTTGGTTTTATTTAAAAAGTTGGTTTGTTGTTCCTGAACTACCTTTTGTGTAGTTTCTGCTTCTTGATTGTAACGGTTGAAAAAATCAATTGCTTTCTTTTGCTCAGGCGCTAACCTGCTTCCAGCTTTAATTTCTTCGTAATATTTAGACTTTAGCCCGTCTAAGTGGCTTTTAGCACTGGCAACTTGCTCTTTTAGCGCTAATTTTTTTCTTTTAATATCTCTATCCTCATCAACTTCTTCATCATATTCAAAATTGTCTTCCATTAAGAAACCAATTTCATCATCATTTAAATGAGGTTTTGTTTGCTTGTAGTATTCCTTAAGTAAAGATTTATCATCTTTTTTAGAGTAATCTTGATTTAATCTAACATACTCTTCTAAGCTACCGCCAGTTTCATTCATAAAGTCCACGACTTTTTGTATGTTTTCTGGTAATGGTTCAGATGTGTCTTGAGCTTCTTGTACAGCTTCTTCTACTTGTTCTTGTAGCTCCTCTGTTTGCTCTTCAACTTCTTCATTTGTAATCTCTTCAACTACTGAAGTTTGCTCTTCTTCTTTAACCTCTTGCTCGACAACAGGTGTATCTTTTACCTCTGTTTCTTCTACAGGAGTAACTTCTTCTTTTTTTGAAAGATCAACCTTAATAGCATCGTTGTCTTCATTTTGATTGACTAATTGCTTTGGTCTTTTAGGTTTTTCTTTCATTTTCATATCTCCACCCTCTTTTATAGGAGCTTCGATTTTAGCATCAGTTATAGTTTCACTATCTTTGATTGCTGCTTGTTCTTGTGCAACTGGTTGAATTTCTTCTACAACCTCTTGCGGCTTTTCTTTTTCTGCCATAATATAATATTATAAAATTAAACGATTATTATCTTGGGTCAAAACTACCTAGATTACCTAGGTTACCTAAACTATCATTACCCATTGATTCAAACTTTTTAGGTGCTTTATTGTTATTTCTTTGATCTATTAGCTCAGATTGTTGACTAGCTTGTATTCTAGTTCTTTCATCTTTACGATCTTCTTTATTTGTTTCTTTTTGTTTGCCTATGTTAAGCTCCATGTTTTTAAGTCTCATATTAATCATAAACTCATGATTCATAAGATCTTTCTTGATTATAGCTTCTTGTTGCATTTTCTTTTGATCTAGCATCATTTTGGCTTCTTCAAGTTGCATAGTGCTTTGCATTAAAGCTTGGTTTTTTTGTACCTCAGCTTCTGCAGCTATCTTTTGAGCTTGTGCATTAGCGTTTGCTTGAGTTTCTATATTTTTTTGTTGTAGCAACTCGTCTCTTTCTCTTTTCTTTTTTCTTCTTACTTTTAGTAATTGATTAGCAAGCTTGACATTTTTAATATTTCTTAAATCAATAGCATCTTCAAGATCTATCATTTGCTGACCTAAAGCAACTTGTATATTGTTTTCAAGTAATGATTTTTCTTCTTCATCAGGAGATACGTCTAAAAATATACCAAAATCATATAGATGTAAACTAGCTATATCTTCTAACGTACCAACATTATGACCACCTATTTTTTGTATAAATGCTTCTTTTGTTGGAGAGTATTCTAATATATCAGATATTCTTAATGATATTGATTCAGCTAATTCAGCTGTAAGATATAAGCCAGAGTTCAATATATGTCTAGTAGCGGTGTTACTATTAGCAGCGGCTAGTTTTTGAACACCAACTAAAGCTCTAGAATCAGGAGTACTACCATCTCTAGCTTCGTTTAAGCCGGTTGTATCTCTAATCATCTGCATGTAGTAGTTGTAATTCTGTATTAACACAGGTATTTTACCACCACCATTACCACTTGTTATTTCTTGAATAGGTATTTTACCAGGATTCATATCTCCTTCTGACGTAAACGATCTACCTATTACGGAACCAGTTTGAAAAAACATATTCAACGCTTCTTGTGGATTATAATTAGTTCCGTTACCTAAATCTATTTCAGCTAAACCGTCAGCGTCTAGATAAATACCATCTGGCACCATTCTTGATAATACTTGTTGTATTTTTAAATGAGTTAATTGAATCATGTCAGCAAAACCAGTTATACGCTTTACTAAAGACTCAATTTTACCTTTATACATTCTAGGAGCCACTAAATTATAATTCATTTTAACCTTAGTGTAATCACTTTTAGGTCTCATCATGTTTTTAGACATTTCCCATTTAAGCAATTTATCTGTTCCTAAAACCAAAGCTCCTTCATATAAAACCTCTAAAGATCTTTCAATTTTCTCAAATTGACCAACCATTTCTTGTATTGGTGGATCAAAAGTATCATCTCTTAATATAACTTTGCTACCACCACTCATAGTATCTTTAACTTTATAAACTTCATTCATGTAAGTTTTATAATTAAAGTATAATACCTCTACAGTGTTATTATCGTTGTTATCGTTAGTGCTAGCTGTAGTATACCTAAAGTTAGATTTTTGATTAGGTTGCTTTTTTATTTTTAAAAGTTGCTCTTCATCTAAATTAGGAAACTCTTTTTTTAATTCATTTATAGGTATTGTTTTTACCTCGCCAATGTAATATATATCTTCAAAATAAGGATTTTCAGTATAAGAGTAAACTATATTTGCAGGATCCACGTATTCAACTTTAATACCTTCAGCTGTTGTAAATTTATCTTTTACACAAGCTATACCAATAGTTGTTAAATCATAAAATAATCTTTTTCTTGTTTCTTCAAACTTATTACCATTTAATATAGTTGTTATGGCTTGTTCCTCTGCTAGTTCAACTTCTTGCTTGTAACTAAGTTGCATATGTAAACTTAACTCTTCTTCACTATCGGGTAGTTTTTCAGGTGGATTTTCCTGTAAGTTTATACCTAAAGAGTCTTGAGCAAACTTTATAAGCTCTTGAGTTTCTATGTCTCTCATTACAGATTCCATATACTCTGTTCTCTTACTCATACCGTAAGGATCTTGAGAATATGCTTTTATATCGTATGTTCTTTCGGCCATACCATTAACTACAATATCAACAAACTTAGGTATTATAGGAACTGGTTTCCAGTCTAAATTAAGATAAGACAAATCACCATTTATAGATAATTCATCTTTATATTTTTGTATCGATTGTTCTCCTCTAGCATATAACCTTAACTTATGAAACTCGTTTTGGTTGTTATAAAATCTATTAGTACCAGAATCACGTTTAAACCATTCCGCTTCTATAGCTTTGGCAACCTTTAAACCGTAGTCAAGCCCGATCTTCTCAGAGTCGCTAACAACCTGACTTGGGAAATAACCTTTTGATATTGATTCTGCCATTTTTTAATCTATTAGTTTTGAGTGCATACCTTTGTTTTTATATCTTGATATGTTTATGTTTAGTTTTTGTTTTTTTATGTCTGCATGCGGTCTATATAAATGTCTGTTACAAGCCATTATAGCTAATCCCGAACTTATTGCAGCATCGTATTTTGTTCTGTTATTTATATCAAACTTAGCCCAGTCTTGCAATGTTTCATTAAAATATAAATCACCGTGGGATCCATCTCTCTTTTTACCAACGTGATCTTGTATATACATTTCAATAGCAGCAGCGTGAGCTTGCTTAATATCTTCACTTGAGTTTGGTATACCACCTACTTCTTTTTCAGCTGTGGACAACTTGTTCCAAGTTCTATCAGGTCTATTCATAGAATAACCTCTGTAACCTCGCCTTTTTAAATAATACAATAGACGTGGTTTATTATTTTCTGCTAGTATAGGCATCCCGTAAAACACAAGTGCCATTAGAACGTCCTCAAAGAAGATCTCAGCAGTCTGAGGTCTAGCTATATACTCTAAAAAGAAAGAGTTTGGAGGACAATCTTCCATACTAAATTTTGTTAACCCGTGCAAAGCACCTTTAGATCCTCTACCATCAACAGTACCAGATATATCATAAGAGTCACATCCAAATGAACCCATGTGTTCGTTAGCAGGGTATTTAATTCCATTTTTTATTATATGTCTATTCTGTAATTCAAACTTAGGTGTCCAGCTAACCTTAAACCTACCTTTTGAATCTGGGTAAAATATAACTTTAGTATCTTTAATACCGTTAACCCATTGAAAATTACCTTTAGTTAATGGCGCATTTAGCTCTTCGTTATAATCTATTTGCTCGTATATTTTCGCTAAATTAAATATACTGTTTTGTGTTTCATCTCTAAAAGCGTGCTCTTCAGTTCTAGGAAATTGCCTATAAAATTCATTTAAAGCATCTCCATCATTTTTTAAGCCGTCGACTTCGTTTTGCCAGTGTTCGATGATACCTGTATCGATATATTCTCCATAAGGCCCTTTAACTTCTTCTTCTGGTGTGTCAAATACAGGTAGTCCATAAGAATCAATGAATCCTTCGTAGTTCCATTCCATAGGAATGAACAGACTATAGAGTCCTGTACTTGTTTGTCCATTTCTGTTTCTTTTTGTAACATCTGACCCATTATACAGTTTTTTAAAGTTATCACCTCCTTTGTCAAGAGCGTTGCTCGTTGATCCCATCATGCACTTACCAATAATTCTACTACCTAACCTAAGACATGTTTTTGTAACACGCCAATTGTTTAATATATTATTAGGTCTTTCCCATTTACCACTTTCATCGTGAGCTAATAGTTTTAACTTTTCACCATCATAACTATTGTCACCTGTATTTTTCCAGTCAATAGTAGTGTCTAATCCTTGTAAATCATGATCGTCACTACCTGCTTCTATCTTTCTTCTAGTTAATTTAGAAGCTGGAACTCTGTATGCTAATTCTGTTTTAGGTCGATCCATACCATCTTGAATCGGTTTAAAAAAGAAAGGGTAGTTGACTGATATAGGTACAACCTTGTCAGTAAACATTTTTTTAGCATCTGGTCCAGTTTTAGATAATATTCCTAATCTAGCATCACTTGATATTGTAGCCATATTTACTAGCTCTCCTGATGCCATAAATGAAAACCCAGATCTTCTATTTTTAAGATAACACATACCATAACATCTAGTATCAGCTTTGCAAGCTTCCCAAAACAAATAAAATAATCTATTTGCTTCTCTAAAATCAGGTTGACCAACATCAATTTTTGACCACTGTAGATACATATAGTGAGTACCGGTTATGTAAGTAGCTTTTCCTTTGTTATAAAACCAAAAACCTTCTTCTCTTCTTTTAAACTCTTTTTCTATGTAATCTATATGTTTTTCCTTAAAATCTTTTGGTATATCTTTCCAGTCAAATATAGTTTTTAAACGAGATAAAGCTTTAGGTTGTGGTGTAACCTCCCACTTATCACTTTTAAATTTATTAATATCAGTTGCCTGCGGCAATGCTATTTTCAAATTCTGTATGCTATACACCTCACCGATCTTACCGGTTTTACTTATAACAACTAGATCATGCTCTTTGTTATAACCATACTTCCAGGCTTTTTTTTTGTTAAGCCTTTTTATGGTGTTTATTTTAATAGGTTCTATAACCTTATATAAACTTTGCTCGTACATTATTTAGATCTTCTTTCTGCAAAACCACCAAAAGTAGACTTTTCCTCTTCCTTTTTAGGTTTATTATCTAACATGTCTTGCTCATCTTGTATTCTATTTAATATCTCAAAAGCATCAAATATAGCTAGCTTTTTAGTTGCAGCCGCGTTTTTTAATCTATCAGCTGATATATCGTCGTCTGTTTCTACTATAGGCTCTTTTGCAACCTTTATTAATTCATCAACAGCTCTATGTCCAGCTTGGATTATATTCTTTTTCGTTTCCTTGATATTCATATTTGATTGTAATAAATTTAGATAAAACCCTATATAATCTCTCACCGTTAATTACAAACTCGTATTCACTATTAGGTGTGAAACCTATTAAATCTCCTTCGTTTATATTTAAATGCTTGTTAGTATATTTAACAACGCCTATCAATGGTTTTTCTTTATCGTCATATATATTGTCTGACTGTAAAGGTTTTACAAAGCAATAATCAGTTTGACTTGACCATTTACCTTTTTGTTTGTATAAAAATATTTGATCTGTATTAACAAAATATTTATCTTCTTTAAAATAAGATCTGCTGTTTTTTTCTACACCTTGTTGATCGTGCCATCTTCTAAAAACATTGTGGTGTATAATAACAGTGTCACCTACTTTTATATCTGTTTTAACAATTTTAGGCAAAGAAACAACTATAGCTTCTCTGTTAACGTACTGATGACTAAATATCTCGGCGTTTAATATGAGCTCTTTATCACCTATTTTTTTTACGTTATTGTATCTTGATCCTTTTGGTTTAACTACAAAGTTAAATAATCCTTGCATTAATATTCTAAATTGTATTCTACGGCTATTGCCATATTTTTATTAAAATCTTTCCAAGGCAAAACCTCTTCTTTTTTCATAATGTAAATACTAAACTTTTCATCTTCTTCTATTATATCACAAATCGTATGACCACCGTAGACCTCTTGGCCTACGGAATAGTGCATAGCTTCGTTTTTATAGTCTTTACCTATACTTATTTTTCTAATTAGATTTTTCATCTTTAGGTAACTCTTTTATAGTTCCGTCCTGAATATTAACAGAAACGTCACCGTATTTTTCTTTCAGCTTATCATTGTTCTTGTAAAGGTTAGCTTGGGTTTTTGCAACTTCCACTACTAACGCATTTTTTTGAACTTCTAAACCTCCAACTTTCATTTGTAGTTGGTTTAACGTGTCTACAAAAGTTCTTATAACTTTTAACTCTTCTTCTGTTATAGACTTAGGTTTTAAATCTACTGCTTTTGGTTTTTTCTTATATGTTGCCATAATATTATTATTTAATTAAAATTTTACTTCTTTTTTGCTGGTGAAGATATGTACCAGTTTTTGTATCTATCTCTTTTTTCACACACGTAGCTAATATATTTATCAACTTTAGTTTTCCAGTCTTTATCTACGTTTGGATTTATTATACCAGACTTGTAACTAGAAAATGTCTTGTTTACGTATTCTACTATGTTTTTTTGATTGTGATAAAGGAAACTATTTATGCAGTAGAATGAGCCTCTCTGTATATCGTTCCAAACATCCACAGGTTCTATATTTTTACCTAATACACCAGCAAACAAAGGGCTTTCACTTATATGAGTTGAATAAACGCCTTTAGCTTTCTGCATGTAGTAGTACATGTCTACATTTTTAGGAAGAATATTCTCTTCACCAAAAAAGTCTTTTAACTCACCAATTATTTGGTGTGTAGTTATAGGGTGTGGTTTGAATAAAACATTATTACCGTGGGTGTTTACAATGTGCTTTAATCTATTTAAGCAAACATTTTCTCTAAGTTTGTTAGAACCCGGTAAAATTATTAAATAGTCCTTAGGAGGAAATCTGTCCAATTCTTCTTTTCTGTATTTATACTTGTTAGCGTTGCTATCAACAACTTTTTTTACTAACCAAGAAGAATAGTCTAGCACTTCACTTTCGTTATCGTGCCAAGCGTCGATCATTTGTTCGTTACGCATTTTAAAATTTAAAGGTTGAAGGTAAAAATTACCTGCATACTCGGTATACGCCATTGTTTTAAAGTATGGCATTTCTTCTGCCATTACATCATAGCTAGTTTCTAAGCCATTTTCTTGGCACTTTCTAATGACATATCCTTCAACTTGTTCTAAGTCATAAAGACTGTCAGCTTTTTTAAGAGGACCTATTCTTTTCTTAAGCTCCTGCTCGTTAAACATTTCCATATAATTAAATTTAATTTGTTATAGTACTATAGTCACATATTATTACGCTTTTCTAACTACTCGTTATTATCTTGAAACGGATTAGTACCTAATTGCCCAAATTGATTAAAGTTAACATAGTTACCAGTGTTAGTTGTATACGTAGTCGTATACGTAGTTGTTGTATTAAAACCAGTGCTTGTAGCTGTAGACGTATTAAAAACTGTTGACGTTGATGTGTTATAAACAGTAACGTGATTTGTATTAGTTGTAGTACTTGTGTTAAAAGTAGTAGTCGTGTTAAACGTAGTTACTGTAGCTGTAGTAGTGTTGTAAACAGTACTTGTCGATCTAGTTGTTGCTGTATTTGTACTAGTGTTATAAACTGTTGTTGTCGCTCTAGTTGTTGCTGTGTTTGTAGACGTGTTAAAAGCTGTTATAGTTATTGTTTGCGTTGTTGTAGATGTATTGTAAACAGTTGTATAAACAGTAGTCGTATCTCTTGCTGTACTTTTTAGAACTGTGTTTCTAGATGTACTAACAGTTGTGTTTCTAGATGTAGTAGTGCTAGTATTATAAGTTGTTGTATAAGTAGTGTTTGTACTAAATACAGTTGATGTACTAGTATTAAACACAGTACTAGTTGCTCTACTTGTAGATACAACCGTTGTTGTACTAGTATTATAATGAGTTATTGTTATAGTACTAGTTGATCTAGTTGTATTTCTATACGTAGCGGCTTGAACATCAGTTAACCTCATTGTTTGTTGAGACGTAGTGTATACTGTATTAGTACTAGTATTAAACGTAGTTGTTGTGGATTTACTGGTATTAAAAGTTGTAGTCGTACTGTACGTAGTTAAAGTAGACGTATTATAAACTGTAGTAGTTGCTCTAGACGTTGATATTGTAGTTGCTCTACTAGTTAATGTAGCAGTACTAGTATTAAAAGTAGTACTTGTTGTGTATACCGTAGTTGTAGATCTAGATTCTATTGTAGCTCTACTAGTTGCAAATGTAGTTACAGTTGATCTAGTGGTAGACACAGTAGTGGTTCTTTGTTCTGTTGTTACCGTGCTAGTATTAAAAGTGGTTGTAGTAGAGTATGCTGTTGTTGTAGCTCTTTGCTCTGTTGTTGATCTACTTGTAGCAAAAGTAGTCGTTGTCGAGAATACTGTAGTTGTGCTAGTGTTAAACACAGTTATAGTAGCTGTACTAGTGTTAAAAGCTGTGTTAGTAGTATATGTCGTAGTGGTAGACCTTGAGGTTGCTGTACTTCTAGTTGTAGTAAATGTTGTTGTAGTTGACTTACTAGTTATAGTACTTGTGTTAAATGTTGTGCTAGTAGTGTATACTGTTACTGTACTTCTTTGCTCAATTGTAGCTCTTGATGTAGCAAAGGTAGTTGTAGTTGACTTAGTAGTTACAGTTGATGTATTGAAAGCCGTATTAGTAGTATATACCGTGGTTGTACTTCTAGATTCAATTGTAACTCTATCCGTAGCGAAAGTAGTAGTTGTAGCTCTAGACGTTAGCGTCGAAGTATTAAAAGCAGTTGTAGTCGTAAACGTCGTAGTAGTAGACCTACTTTCTATAGTGTTTCTGCTAGTAGCAAAAGTAGTAGTTGTAGCTCTAGTAGTATTAAATGTTGTTGTTGTTGTATACAGTGTAGTAGTACTAAACGCGGTAATTGTATTACGGCTAGTTGCTATTACTGTTGCTCTACTCGTTGATGTAGTTCTACTAGTAGCAAAAGTTGTTGTAGTAGCTCTAGATGTGGCAAACGTAGTTGTAGTAGACCTAGTAGTGTTAAATGTAGTTGTTGTATTAAATACAGTCGTGGTACTAGTATTAAATAATGTAGTTGTACTTTTACTAGTATTAAACGTAGTTAAAGTTGTGTAGGTAGTGGTAGTAGACCTACTTTCAGTTGTAGCTCTAGACGTATTAAAAGTAGTAGTCGTAGTATACGTAGTCGTAGTAGATCTACTTTCAGTCGTAGCTCTAGACGTATTAAACGTCGTAGCTGTAGTGTATGTAGTAGTAGTATTTCTAGACTCAAGTGTGCTTCTACTTGTAGAAAAATAAGAAATATAAGTAGTGTTAAAAGACGTTGTAGTGTTTCTACTTTCAGCGGTGCTTCTTGACGTACCTCTACTCGTGTTTCTTATAGTAGATTGTGATGTGCTTCTTGATGTGCTTCTTGTAGTATTAGGCATAGTTAAGTTATTATATCGCCAGATATTTGTATTAGTAATTTACCATCTGTCTTTAAGTTATTAATATAATTATTTCTTAACGCTGTCTTATGATCGTCAGATACATCGTTTGGTTCTGCAAAAATATCTACCAATATTAAATCATATAGCTTTGTTGTTGAGTAAGTCCACTCGTCATGTGTTATTACATTTATATCACTATGCATCCAGTTTACAATAGAAACTATCTCAGAGTCTTGTTCAACAACGTCCACACTTGTTGGTGATTTAGTATTTTTTACATATTCAGGAAAAGAACCTAAACCAAGTCCTAATATTAAAACATCACCCCAAACTGCATTATCAAAAATACTGTTATCAAAACCACAACTATTACAATCACCTGCTTTTATTTTAGCAGTATACAAAGAGTTATAATATCTATGGTAAACATCAGATTTATATTTTAAATGTGACATCACAAATTGTGTTGTACCATCTTCTACAGAGGTTTTAGTTTCTTTTATTATTTCAAATTTAGTACCATCGTGGGTACTTATTAGGTTTTCGTTTATATATGCACTCATGATTTAATTGTTTTAAATTCTACATCTAACATACTATAGTCAACCCACTTACTGTTTCTGTGGTTTAGTACAGCTCCATCAATATGTTCAACTTCATCAGCCATAACACCTTGCCATACACCAGCAAATTTATCAGCATATATACCTTTTTTAAATTCAAAGCTATATATATTTATACCTTTATTAGATTTGCCTATTAACTTAATATGTTTTTTCAATTTTCTGTCTGAAGGAAAACCACCACCACCGCCACATGAGGTAGGAGCTCCCGCAACCTGACCACCACTGATTATTTTATATTTATGTGTTGGACTAAATGCAATAGCATCTTGAGCTCCATACCATGCTCCAGCCAATGCTGATGTACCAGCAGAGTTTGTATACACATAGCTATTTGCTTGGGGTAATCCACTAGAAACGTTTGTTCCATAATATGTAGCTCCCATAAACGCATTACACGCACCATTAAAATTACTTGCAGCTGTTGAGCTAAAAGCCGTAACGCTAGCCGCTGTGTTAAACGTTGTTATATACGTTGTGTTAAATGTTGTTGTATATGTTGTAGCGTAAGTTGTGTTAAACGATGTTGTAGTATTGTAAGCTGTTGTTGTTGACTTGCTAGTTCCTCTAGTTGTTGATATACCAGTTGTAAACGTAGTTGTAGTGCTATAAGTTGTAGTTGTACTTCTACTTTCAGTTGTGTTTCTACTAGTGTTAAACGTCGTGGTAGTTGTATAAGTAGTCGTAGTAGATCTGCTCTCTGTTGTTGCTCTACTTGTATTAAATGTAGTTGTTGTCGTATATGTTGTCGTTGTACTCCTAGATTCAGTAGTGTTTCTTGAAGTAGCAAATGTAGTAGTTGTTGATCTACTAGTTGCTATTGTAGTTACCCTAGATGTTGATGTTGATCTAGATGTAGCAAACGTTGTAGTTGTTGATCTAGTAGTGTTAAACGTAGTCGTCGTGCTTCTACTAGTGTTAAACGTAGTAGATGTATTAAATACAGTTATAGTAGATGTGTTAAACGCGGTAGTTGTTGATCTACTTGTTGTTGTGCTTCTACTTTCAGCTGTTGATCTACTTGTAGCAAAAGTAGTTGTTGTAGTTGTACTAGTGTTAAATACTGTGTTTGTTGTGTATGTTGTAGTTGTAGATCTATTTGTTGTAGTTGTTCTAGACGTAGCAATAGTAGTTGTAAATATAGTAGTTGTTGATTTACTAGTATTAAACACTGTGATAGTTGCATAAACTGTATTTGTTGTTCTACTCTCTGTGGTATTTTTTGATGTCGCAAATGTTGTTGTAAAAGCGGTAGTCGTAGTTTTAGTAGTATTAAAAACAGTACTAGTGGAATATGCGGTTGTCGTACTTCTAGATTCTGTAGTGTTTCTACTAGTGGCAAATGTAGTTGTGTATACGGTTGTAGTAGTTCTAGATGTATTAAATACTGTCGTAGTAGCAAACACTGTAGTTGTACTTCGACTTTCAGTAGTATTTCTTGACGTTGCAAAAGTTGTCGTAGTTGATCTACTAGTTGATATAGTAGTAGCTCTACTTGTTGTAGTTGCTTTACTAGTGTTGAAAGTAGTAGTCGTAGTATAAACAGTTGTAGTAGACCTTTGCTCTATTGTTGCTCTAGACGTGTTAAAAGTTGTTGTCGTTGAATAAACTGTAGTAGTACTGGTGTTGAATGTTGTTGTTGTACTTTTAGTAGTATTAAAAACAGTAGTAGTAGAATACGCGGTAGTAGTGTTTCTTGATTCAGTAGTATTTCTGCTCGTTGCAAAAGTTGTTGTAGTACTAAATATAGTTGTTGTAGACGTATTAAATACTGTAGTTGTACTTTTACTAGTGCTAACTGTTGTATTTCTACTTTCTAAAGTTGTTTTACTAGTAGCGAAAGTTGTTGTTGTGCTTCTGCTAGTGCTAATAGTTGTATTTCTATTAGTAGTTGTACTAGTGTTGTATATAGTAGCTGTTGATTTTAACGTATTTCCTAAAAACGTGTTGTATGTAGTTGTGTAAGTAGTAGTAGTGTTTCTAGCCGTATCTACAGTTGTAACAGTAGATGTATTAAAAGTAGTAGTAGTATTTCTACTAGTGCTAACAACTGTACTTCTTGATGTAGATGTGGTTTTAACCGTTACGGTAGACGTATTAAACGCTGTGTTAAAAGAAGTTAACGTACTAGTATTAAAAGTTGTAGTCGTGCTAGTATTAAATACAGTTATAGTAATTGTTGACGTTATTGTCGACGTATTGTAATTTGTAGTATAAACTGTAGTTGTATTTCTACTAGTTGCAATTGTAGTTGATGTTAAAAAAGTAGTAGTAGTATTTTTACTTGTTGAAACAACTGTTGATGTAGAAAATGTTGTTGTTGTAGATCTATTAGTAGATATAGTAGTGTTTGTACTTCTACTAGTAGCTGTAGCTCTAGAAGTGCTGTAAGCAGTAGTTGTAGACTTAACTGTTGTTGTACTAGTATTATAAGCTGTTGTTGTACTAGTGTTATACGTAGTAGTCGTACTCTTACTGGTTCCTGTAGATTTTGTTGTTGATCTACTGGTTGACTTACTGAAAAAATTAATTTTACTCCAGAGAAAGTTCATACGCTAATTTTATTGTGGGTATGAGGAGAAACCTGATACGTAGTTAACTAATACTTTTGTGGATGAAACTATAAAATAAGTCATTACAGCTATTGTTTGGCTACCTGATCCAAATGTTATAGCGCTTCCACCTGGTGTGTAAGCTGTACTTGGTAAAGCCGGACTGTCCCAACTAATAAAATTTGTAGATACTATATTGGGGTTATTTATTATAATAGTACCAGACTGACCAACATTACCACTAATGTTTGAAAAACTAATACTGTGATCAACAAATGATTCATTAACAACTGTGCATATATAATAATTAGCATCATCACTAAAGTCAATAGCAAAAACACCACTACTGTGAGTTATTGATTTTGAACCTTGCCTTTGAAAACTAAAGTCTCCGTCTATAGTAAGACTGCCTTTTATTCCAACGTCAGATAGAATTGGTATTGCCATATTGTTTATTTAAATTAAATACAAACGGCACCCGAAGGTACCGTCTATATTATTTGTATTATTAAGATGTTGGATACGTTATACCTGTTGCAGTTGCAGCGTTTTCTTTACTGTGTATTTGAACAGTTACATCATACTCAGGAACTTTTGCAAATTGCACTAAAATGTGGTTATCACTGTCTGTGCCACTAGTATCTGAGTTTGTAGTCCAATCAATTATAACTTGTCGATAATCTGCAGCAGCACCTTTATATTGAGCCGTTACCTGTAGTGCTTTAGTACCTAAATCATGTTGTATTACAGCGTTTAGTTGAGTAGCATGTAGAGATGAAACATCAATAACTTGAACAACATTTTTAGCTTGAGCTAATCTAAGAGGTGTTACAACTTTTGTATTATCAGAACCTGTTTGTACCTCAGCAACTGAAGCTACAGATCTTTGAGTGTTGTTTGTTGTTATTGAACCACCTAATGAAATAGCAGAACCATCTATTGTTATAGCAGAGTTTGCTAATTTAGCATTTTCAATTGTAGCATCTGCAATGTGAGCGTTGTCAATAGAACCATCTGTATAATGTTCTGAATCAATTGCGTTATCAGCAATTTTAGCTTTAGTTACAGCATCAGCGTTTATTTTAGCAGTAGTTACCGCGTTAGAATCAATTTGTCCCGCAGCTACAGTGCCTAATAATGCTAATGCACCTAAAGCTGTTCCGTTAAGAGTTATTGCGTCAGCTTCTAAAGTTCCATCAACATCAACGTTTCCAGATATATCTAATGAAGCAGCGATTAACTGATCAACTTGTAAGTCTTCATAACTTGATCCAAGTTTTAATTCAAACTTAGGTCCTGTTGTACTGTATGTAAATGTTGCATCATCTCCAGAACCACCTTCAAGTGTAATACCAGCGCCGTTAACAACAGCTGCTGTACTGTTTCCACTATCAAGTACTATATTGTGATCGTTAAGACTTACTGTGGTTGAATTTACAGTTGTAGTAGTACCTGAAACTTGTAAGTTACCAGTTATTACTATTGTATCACCACTATCAGTACCTATAACTATATTTTCATCAGCAGCACCACTTGCAGATTGTAACGCAGCTAATCTGGTTAATAAGTTAGCGTTAGATACATCTACGTCACTATTAGTTGTATAAGATGGAGTACCAAATGTACCATCATGTTTTAAGAACTCTCCGTTTGATCCAGCAGCTGGTACAAAGTTATTATTACCAGTTCCAACTAAAGTTCTTATTTCTGCAGCTGTTTGATCTGTAGTTGCACCATCTTCATAACCGAGTGCCGTTGCCATTTCAGCTTGTGTTATTCCACTCTTTAAAGTTGGCGTTCCACTATTGTCATAAATAGCAGCATTACCAGAATCACCAGAAACATTTACTTGTGCACCATCAGCTACATTAAGTATTGCTAATGCTTCAGCTTTTGATAAAGCTTTTGGAACACCAGCGCTAGCAGCAGTTCTACCTATGAAAGTATCTGTAGCTATATTAGCTAGCTTAGCCATTGTTATATTAGCATCAGCTATTTTAGCTGTAGTAACATTTGCATCAACTATACTAGCTGTAACAACAGCGTCTGAAGCTAAGTTATCAGCATCAACCGCATCATCAGCAAGCATTGAGTGAACAATATCACCAGCTCCAATTACAAAGTCTAAGTTGCCATTTGTATCGTCATAAGATACAGATATACCAGTTTCAGTACCATCAAGCATTCCACCAACATAGTCTTCAACTTGTTCTTGTGTTAATGTGCTGTTAGCTGATATTGTAACTACACCACCAACTTCTGCTAGTGTAACGCCAGATCCTTTTTTAAGAACTAAGTTTTCTGATGTTTCTAATGTGTTGTTTACAGATCCATCACCGTTAGTGTCTATCTGCACTGTTCTAGTACCACCGCCAGAAGCTAGTGATAACCATGCAGATCCATTATACACTTTTACCGTGCCTGAATCATAAATAATTTGCCCCGTACCAGGCGACGTGACATCACCAGAACCAGTTGTGTGGAGCAGTACGTTTTGAATTTCGGCTGCATTGCCGAAGTCCATGTGATTTAAAATAGGTATTGCCATTGTTGTTGTTTAAGTTATTTATTAATTATTAGTTGTTGTTTTATTTTTTTAAGTATGCATATCCGCTTTTTGCGTTCAAAAAATTAATTCTTAATGAATCCTTTGTTAAATAAGTAACAATGCCCATAGCTTGAACATTGTTAAAAGTTCCTCCACCCGATAACTTGACATTAATACAAGGTAGGTAATCTACTAAGTCTAGATTATGTGTTATGGTCCAAGTGGCGGATGCATTGTTTTGATGATGTTTTTTTACACCTACGTTGCTAGCAAAAAAAGCACTAAGACTTGATAAACTAAAGTTTTTAGTATTTCCATTTTCGTCAGATCCTAAGAGTTTATCATTATCAGTAACACTGGCGTCTTGTGCATAGTTATTTATTCTAGCCATTATTTATTTCTTTTTTAGTTTTTCAAAACTTCGTCCACCGAAATAAGCACCTATAACGGTGATTAAAACAAGCTGTAGAAGATCTGTCCATTTTTGTTCTACATTAAAACCAATTGCTCCACTATCGATAAAAACTAACAATACTGTAGAAACAATTAAAAATATAAGTACCAACGGTCTCACTGATCTAGTTAGCCAGTTACCGTGTTGTAAATCAGCCTGCCATCGATCAGTTACATTTTTCTGCATCTCAGCTTCAGCTTTTATCATTATCTCAGTCATCTCTTTTTCAAACTGAGCTTTTTCTTCTTTAGTTTGTATAAACTTATCGGCAACGCCTGATAATTTTTCTAATATACTTCCACCGGCTCCGCCGAATAATTTAGCTAATAACTTACTCATCTATTTATTTTTGATAACCTGACCAGCCTTTTTGTCTAAATCCACTAGCCGATTTTAATTGATCTTCTAATCCTTGTATTGTTACCTTACCACTTGTTACAGCGTCTATAGCACTTCCATTACCTAATTTCTTAACTTGGTTGTATTGTGCACCAGTCATTACTCTTGGCATAGATATTGATGATTGAGATTCAGAAGGCATGTTACCAGCTTTTCTCATTAGCTTGTTTTTTCTAACTTCTCCTCTACTTAATCCCGCGGCTTTATCTTGTTGTTTAGCTATCCTGTTTTGACGTCTTGGTGTTACTTTTCTACCTTGTAATCTTTCTAACTTATTATTAGCTTTTTCTTGTTTATTACTAATAATAGGTTTTTTTCTTTCTGGTTGAGATATTTTATCTAAATTCACAGGAGCTTTAACCTCAAGTGCACCACTTGATACTGGTGCTACTTTAGAAGGTTTAATAGAACTTACTGGTCCTGGATCCTTAGGAGCGTTCTTATAATCCCATTTGCCAGTCTTAGCAAATACATCGTTTTGTCTTTTAGCTTCTTTTATATAGTTAGATTTATTCATATGACCATATGTCTTTCTATCTCTATTTTTGTAAGCTTCATCGTAAGACACTTTAGGTTTTGAAGGCTCAGGGCTTGGATTCGGATTGTTATCTGGTTTGTTAGTAGAACCTAATAACATTTTAGCCGCACCATATCCAAGTGTAGCACCTAAACCGATTTGACCAATGGTTTTCAAAGCACCTCCAATTGAACCTCCCGTTGCTCCACCACCAGAGGATGGTTTTGGTTTTTTAATATCTGGTAAGTTTCTACCATCTCCAATTTGTTTAGGATCTTTACTTAACTTAGTGTTTGTAGATTTAAAATCTATTTTTTTCTTCTTAGAAAATTTACCAACAATTCCACCTATAGCTTCACCAATCTTACCATAAATCTTATTTTTTTTAGGTGAAGGCGCGTTTTGATAACCACTATAACCTTTTTGTGAATATCCACTTTTAGCATTTTGCTTTTGGAAACTAATATTACCATCTACTATTGTTGGCTCAACACCGTATTCTTTCTTATATCTTTCTATATTTGCAAGTGTAGCTTGTGTTTGACCACCTTTTCCAGTACCAGAGGTTTGCTCTGTCCAACCAATAGGGTTATTCAAGCTAGAACTACCATCTTGCAGTTTATTACCAGTTATATTACCACTAGAATCTTTGTTATAGTCATTCATTTGACCACCTGTAAATCTATTTTTTTCTAAGTAATCAAATTGCTTTTGTTGCTCAGGTGTTAAAGAACCAACTTTTCTTTTTGTTTTCTTTAATAGTCTGTAGTTTCTTTTATTATCTCTTTTAGTAGATCTATCAAGCATGTTTTCTCTTCTTCTTTGATTAGCAGCTTGGCTTCTACTTAAGTTAGTTTTAAACTGAGGATCTAAATAAGCGTCTACACCAGGTTTACCTTCTGACCCTTTAATTATTTGTTCTTCTTCTCTATTACCATATTCAACATCTTGGTTGCTCCACTGTGTAGCATCTACGTTTTCACCATTTTCGGTACCTTGAAATCCAACAGAACCAGACTGAGCATTTTGTCTGTCTTTTAACTTCATATAATCTTGAAGAGGCATATTAGGTTGTCTTCTGTCTCTTTCAGCTGTTATGTCTTTTACGTACTGATCTCCACCGTCTTCTCCAGTGAATGTGACACCTAGATCTTTATTTATTTTAGTAACTACATCTTCTACTCCAGGTGTACCTCCTATTTTAAGTTTGTCTTGATCGATTACTACTTGTTTAGCGTACGATTTTACTCTTTGTGTTATTGGTGATGCCATAATATTATTTTGTTTGTTCTTTAGCTGCAATTGAAACTTCAAGTGCATTTATTTGTTCTTGGATTTTAGCTTTTTTAGCTTCGTCTGTTTCATTTAATAAACTATCTTTTAAAGCTTTTAAAGCAACAGCGTCTGTGTCTTCACCTTCGTTTTGGTCTTGACCAGGCGGATTATAATTATTTGATTTTTGAGATTTTGGCTTTAGCTCTGCAGCAGAGTCTGCTATAGGCACACCTCTACCAATGCTAGCAGCTCCATCAATTAATGCAGCTGATGCTCTATAAGGTGAATTAGCTTTTTGCCTTTGAAACCATGTCTTGTACATTGTTTATATTGTTTTTAGCGTTAGCTTTAGCTTCTGCTTCCCATGATGCACCTGCATCTCCTTCTTGAAAAGACTTACCAGCTTTGTTAGTAATAGGTATCATTTTAGTACCTTCTCTTTTATATATATTAAATTCAGATGGTGTGTTTTCAATAATATGTTCATTAGTATATTGATTACCACGTTTCATCTGGTATATATGCTCCATCTCCTCTTCTAAAGTAAGATTAGCATTTAAATAACTATCAGGAGCTTCTTCAGCTACAAATATAGTATTATCTCTATTTGCTTCAGCAACTACACCTGGATCTAGTTTTTTGTTAAAAACAGGTATGTTACCATTGACAATAGTTCTTAAACCAAATAATTCTGCTTTACTCTTTAATTTAAAACTCATTGTTTATAAGATTTTAAGCTTTGTCTATTAGATGATGCAACACCACCCATATATCTTTGTTTTTTATAACTACCAGGTTCTATAGGTTCTGTTTGACCAGTTGCTCCTCTATAAACACCATCCACAAAACCATAACCGGGAGCACCATATTCTAAAACTTTATCTGCTTTAGTTAGTTTAACAGGTCTATTTCCAAATATGTTAAACTTACTACCTTCTTTAAAATTCTTTTTTATATTTTTTGGTACTTGCCTTATATTATCTTTAACTACTTCTGGTAAAGCATTTACTATTTTTTTACCACCACTTGAATAAAGTTTTGAAGCTATCTTAACTGCTGAAGGATCTGTATGTTTAGCTACTTTTCTAGCTTTATTAATATCATTCATAGCACCCGCAGCTTTCATACTTAATTTTGCTCCACCACCAAGTAATCCAAGACCTGGTATTGCGGCAGCACCTGATAAACCAGCATTCTTTAAATCACCCTCTGCTAAGTACCAAGCTGCATTTATACCATCTGCTATGTTACCAAAAGCAGGTACCATACCTAAAACATCTAAAGCACCGTGTCCCCAACTTTTCCAGTCAGTCTGTTTATTAATAGATATAGGTCCACCACTACCATCGGCGTTCATAGTTACCTCTTGGTTTGGTGGAAACTTTAAGCCTTGTGCAGCTTTTACTCTATTTATAATGTTACCCACAGTTACAGTTGTCTAATTTTTTTGCACAATTGCAAGGTTTTTGGTTATCTTGACTTTGTAAAGTATTAATACCTCTTCCCATTGGGTTTTTAAATACCTGCTTATTGTTGCTTTTTATACCGTTAAATATATTTGCAGCTTTAGCAGGATTTTCTTTTGCTAGTTTAGAACCTGGGCCAAACGCATTAACTTGAGACGCTGTTTGCTTATTGTTACTTTTTTGTGACTCTCTATCTGATTTCTCACTTTGATCGGTAATTAATTTATTTGGATCAAATTTAGGATTATATTCTAAAGGTTTACCACCAACAGTAAGAGTTGGGTGTTTTACATGATTGCGTCTACCCTCTTCTTGATAGTCATCTTCTACGGTCGCTGGCATGGTTCCTTTTGGACTCACTTGCTTGTATGATGATTTACAACCTCTTTTATTGTAAGGTGAACCCATTCCTGGAATAATAGGATCTGAGTATCTACCTTTTTCTGGGTTGTTTTTAATTCCCGGGTTTTGGAATATGTTTGCCATAATTATCTGTTTTTGTCTTTTATCATATCATCTATAGCTTTGTTATAAACTTTATCAGTATATGATTTATTGTTAAAAAATATGTTTCTTTCTGAAGTGGGTATATCCTCTTCCCCTAATAGAATTCTGTATATACGGGATATAAGTTGAGAGCATTTAAATGATGTTTTGTATATACTATATTTAATTGTAGTGCGGTTACGATGCCTCCAAACTTCTATCCAACCTTGTTGCCTTAGACGTTCCCAGCGGTTTTTATCCCAACTGTAAGTATAAGAGCCATCTATAAAGCTATTACGTGTAAATCGCGATTTGCAATCTAAATACACTAAAAGTTCTAAATCAGCATCATTTAGCTTATAAGTTTTACAGGCCCATTTACGAACGAGCCTGTAATACTTTAGTAAGCCAATATCTCTTAAATCTTGTGGACTTAGTTTCATTCTACTAAAACTACATCTTGTATTTTTATAACTTGCAATAGTTTATTTTTCCAGTGTATACCGTGTCCAGCGTGTTTATCATAGTATATAATGCTATTGTCATTAATACCCTCGACTAAGTTACCTTTTGTTACAACTTTTGCTTTTATATACCTATTGTCACTGTCTGTTTTTTCTGTTAAAATTAAACCAGCAACTTTCTTAGGCTTTTCTTTGATCTTTTCTACTACTATGTAATAATTAACTGCTTGCATTTGGTATTCTTATATTAGAGATTACACAATCTGCAGAAATTATAGTAGAAACAACACTAACTGCATTCTTTAGTGCTGTCTTTGTGACTAAGACTGGGTCTATTATGCCACTTTTTATCATATCAACCTCTTTTCCGGTTGTTACATCTATACCATACCCTATTTTTGTAGGAGTTTTTATTAAAACTATACCAGCATTGTCTAAAATAGTTTTAAAAGGTGCTAAAATAGCAGTTTTTAGTATTTTTTCGCCAGTATTATCTGGTTTTATTGAATTAGCAGCGTTTAATAGTGCTATTCCACCTCCAGAAACAATACCTTCTTGTAATGCAGCCTTAACTGCATAGATAGCATCTTCAACTCTATCCTTTTTTTCCTTTAATTCTACTTTAGAATCAGCACCTACGTTAATTATACCAACAGAACCGCTTAACATAGCTAATCTGTCTTGTAATCTTTTCTTAAAATAAGGTTTTTTCTCTTTTTTAATCTTATTTTTAACATCTTTTATCCTTTCTTCGAGGTCTACCGCTTTTAAACCAGTTGTAAGGACTGTAGTTCTGTTATCTGTGACAGATTTTACTACTTCACCCAAACAATCTGGCTGGATCAGATCTAAATCGTCTCCAAGCTCTTCGTTCATAACTTGCGCTCCAGTTAAAAATGCTAAATCTTCTATTGTATCTGCTTTACTAGGGCCAAAACCAGGTGGATCTATGATATTAACATTGATATTACCCTTAACTTTGTTCATTAGTAACGCTGATTTGACCTGTTGGTCAACCTCTGCTATAATAAGTAGAGGTTTTCTTTTCTTTATAACATATTCTAATACACTTTGTATCTTTCTTATGTTAGGTATAGGTGATGAAACTATTAAAACCGCTGGGTTTTCTAGTTCTGACACCATTTTATCTTTATTTGTAGCAAAGTGAGGTGATGTTAAGCTACTATCGAACTGTACACCCTCTACTATCTCTGTGTAGGTTTCATCGCTTTCGCTCTCCTCCATCAGCACTACACCGTCCTTACCTACTTTTTTGTAAGCTTCTGCAATAATTTGCCCCAAAGCTTTGTCATTGTTGCAGCTAATTGCTGAAACGCTTGTAAGCTGATCGCCAGATACTGCTTTGCTGTGTTCTGAAAGGTATTCCACAACCTTTTTATATCCTGTTTCAATGCCATGTTTTATATCTCTTATACTATCGTTAGACTTTACTTGTGAGTTGACCTCTTTTAATAGTGATTCAGCAAGGACGATAGCCGTAGTGGTACCGTCACCTGCTTCCTTCACTGTGTTTTTCGATGCTTCTTTAATAAGTGTTGCACCTATATTTTCTACAGGATCCATTAGTACTACTGAATCAGCTACAGTTACACCATCTTTAGTTATAACTGGTCTGCCTAATCCATCTTCGTATACTACGCACTTACCTGAGGCACCTAGAGTAGATTTAACAGCTTTCGCTAGTTTATCTACACCATTCATAATTTTTGATTTAGCTTCATCACCAAAGTAAAGATCTTTGACAATTTCGCTAGGTTGATTAAATTCCATTAAATTTGATTTTAATTAATTACTTAAATGTCTTAACTACTTTTGGTCCTTTTAAGAAGTCTACTTTCTTAGCATAGTGCTCGATGCTTCCATCAATTGCAGCTTCTGCTCCGTCCATAGTTTCTCTTCTTGTAACATCATGCCATTTTTCACAGCATGTATCATCTTCAGGATTACAAGGACAATCGATGTCTTTGTACTCTGTTTGATAAAAACCATTTGGTAATTGTACTATCCTCCAGTTTTTCTTTTCTGAAAGGTGTTTCCAAAGTTTTATTTGTTCTTCGGAGATTTGTGGTTGACTATTCCACGTATTAGTCTTGTAATAAAAATACGTCATGTTTATGGTATTTTAGGTTAGCAGAGGTTTGGTTACTCTTTCTTCGTACCGTGTCCTCTGTTTCCACGGTTCGCTTTTATACTGGTAAATCTTCTGGTTTTGTGGTCATAGTCTTTACCTTTTATGTTTTTACCTGCTTTCTTAGCTGCTCTTCTCTTACGTTGGTTTTCAGCTCTCATCTTCTCTCTTCTTCGTGTGTTGGCAGCTGCTAGGTCTCTTTTCTTTTTAGCCGCTGCAGCTCTTGCGGACAATTTCTGCTTAGGCATAGTTTATGTATTTGTTGATACTAGTATAATCACATAAAGTAAAGTAAAGTTAAAAGTGACACTTGCCTGTTACTAGTATACTATTAGAGGCTAATGTCATAAAAAAAAATGTAAGATATTTTGGGGAGTTGTGTTGCCCCCCTCCCCTATACCACCCTGCCAAAATGGAAAGTCCTTTTATTTTACCGGGCCCCACCTGTATAATCCGTTTGCCGCCGTATTTCCTATGCTAACCGTGTACAACCAGACAACTAAACTCGCTTCGCTACATAGTTTTCTATATACATTTCACGTATGACACAATGACATATGTATGACACAATGACATGACAAACTTATTTATTATTGTATGACAACGTGACACAGTGCGCAATGACATAATGACATATTCATTTACTAAACAATACATATACTTTTACAAACCAAATACGATACACATTCGATTATACTTATGTAACTAATTAATAATAAATAAATATAATAACTATGAGTAATTTAATCACTAAAAGATTTGTTGTAAGACAATCACTAATCGGAAAAAATGTAACATTCGAATTCACTAACAAAAAAGGTGACAAGATAATTTACAATCACGACAAAGTATTTTCAATAATGAAAGATACACTAACTAACTTACCATGTTGGTTAAAGTACAAGTCGTACACTGCTACTAATAACATTCCGTTAATAGTAAGAGGTAAAGAGTTAGTATAACTTTAACTTCACTGTGAGTTCCACTTGTTTCTAACAGTATAAATTGCGAACAAGTAAAGACATAATGGTTAACGTGAGTTCGATTCTCACCATGTCTACTAACTAAGGTAACAGAGTGTTATCAGTAACTAATTAAATATAATAATATGGCACATAGAAATACATATCTACTAAAAATCTCTTTCAGATTATACAAAAAGCATTGGAATGAACTAACTTATGATGAGCGAGCTCACGTAACTGATATCTACTATGACTTCTACTAACAAACTAAATACGACAACTAATCGATAATATAAACGTAATAAATAAATAACTATGAGTAAAATTAAATTCGTACAGAATAAAGTGTACAACTATGTAAAAGGTAAATCAGTAACAGAACTAGCTTTTGAGCTATTAGCCTTCGGAGTATTAATGCCAATGGCGGTTTCAGGAATACTATTCATGATAGTAGGTTTACTAACAGGTGAGATCGATGCTTCTAATGCTAACTTCGGAATATATAACTAATGAAGTGGGTATTGACGTGTGAAAACGGTAAAGAAATCGATATGACTTACTATATCGGTAAACAAATGGAAAATAAAATAACTAGACAAGATGTTCTTGACAGAATAAAGTTCTACAAATCAACTAATAAACTATGAGAAAATTTAAACACGAAAAAGTATGGTCATTCAGTGACGAGCATGTGATTGATGGTATGATATACTCTCACGATCTACAAAAATATGTAACAATTGAAGAATATACTGATGTACACTATGGCACGCTCTAGAAAACATACAAGTAAAAAAATACTAAAGCTAACTCGTCAAGAAATAATGATGATAGAAGATAATTGGTATAGAAAATACAATATAAATACGAATAAAGCACGATAATATAATAAATTAAAATATGAAATCATTAAAAATACTTACTTATGACGTCTTTGATCAACCTAAAAATATAAGGCTAGGTGACAAAGTAGTAACAAGAATACCTTACGTAAAAGAATATACTAACTACTGTAAAATCGGCGATCACTACTATGCATAATTCAGAATTTAAAGATTATCCAGCAGATCAAATTGCTGCTAAACTCAAAGAAGTAACAGATTTCGAAACTAAGTACGGTGAATCTACACGCACTATTGCATACAAAAAATGGTGTACAGACTATGATTATCGTAAAAGAGAATGGCAGTTCAGACAAAGTGTCGCTGCATCTATAAAACCTAATGTAAACTATACTAAACCTTACTACAATGACCAAATCTAAATACACTTGGAGACAAGAACAACAAATGTTAGAAGACTCGTTTGCAAGAGCATTACTAGTCGAGTATAATATTAAAGAAATAACTACACAAAGACAAGCAATAAATGGCACAAGAGAGTTTGAATTTCCTGTACCATCAAGAAGAAGATATAAAAACGGTGAAAATTTAAGACTTGCTGTGTTTAAAACTGGCTATGTTAGAAACCAAAACTCTTGTTCATCTAATTATCAACTAAATCCTACATATAAACGTGAGAAAAGGTGGGTATTTTTAGAAGGTGACAAAACTATAACTAAAAAATATACAACTATATCAAGAGCTAAAATATATAGCGGTATGGCAAGACTTAAATTTATGTTAGAATTTTATTTAAGAAATTACAAAACAAATACGAAAATAGCACGATAATATATTTGTATGAAAAAATGTAAATGTAATAATACAATACCTCCACAGCGTTTAGCACTAGGTTATACCTCTTGCGTCGAATGTAGCACTACCGAGCCATATGGCTGTATTGCTGTCACTTACCACAAAACCGGTAATACCATTCAGATTATGCCGAAAGAACAGGCGAAACGTATCAGAAAGCTAGGCGCTCGCAGAGGTTATGGCACATGTCTAAAATAATAAATATAAAACTATGAGTAAAACTAAAGAATTTGATATGTTAGCTGATAAAGCTACACATGAAGCAGTAGAAGAAATATACAGAATATGCGAGTGGACATTAACCGGTAGCGATGCTAAGTCATTACTAAGCTCTACACCAGATATAAACGAAGCTCATAGTTACTTGATGAAGCTCGTTATCGGTAAACTCGCTAATAAATACTTAAATATATATGAGTGATTCAGTAAAAAAATGGTTTGAGATGCAAGAAGAAAAAGAGCACAAAGACGTGCTATACACACATGCGCCAAACAGAAAAGCATACAGAATACTAATAGATTATGATATAAAAGATATTAGAGAAGCTGTAAAGCTATATGATAAAACAAGAAACCCGCTAGACGAGTAACTTAATTAGGTATGATTAAAGGCGTAATTCCTTAGCGGGATGTGAGAAACGGCTCGATGATTACACATAAGTGAATAGCTAGCAATCGAGGTGGCGGCATACAGGTCACGTTAGTTGAAGGGTAAGAACAAACGGTTGGAACGGTTGAAAGAGTACCGGATGGCTCCGTGAAGTTTATAACTTCAACAAAACAGAAAGTGTGGATAAATGACAATACTAGTTAACTACCTGTCCACAACTGGTGCCTCGAAATGGGAGTGATAAGGTAAGTGAGACAGTATCTTCGCCGACTATGGCAAGACAGTATCTCAAACGGCGGTTCGACTCCGCCCACTTCCACTAACAGAGAGATGGCAGATATGCAGAGATATACTTGTCGACAAAACAACGGCGGATTTACGTAAGCGAAGTACTTCGTGGGCACATCTCTCTTAATATAATACCGGCTTAACAGTAAATCGACGTCTCGGCTTCCTTGAGGTATCAGTTGTACAAAGCCAGTTGTAGTGACAGCCGGTAACTTATTTGCGGTATAGAGCAGTGGTCAGCTCGCATGGCTCATAACCATGAGGTCGTTGGTTCGAATCCTTCTGCCGCAACAAAACAAATACGAATGCTAAACGATTATATAAATGTAATTAAAAATAAATAAAACTATGACAAAAATTAAAACCGTCTACGACAAACTATTGCCCGACGTTAAAACAAGTTTAAAAGCTAGTGCTAGAAAATACGATAGCGCTAAAAGACTAAAGTATACGCTTATGTCAAAAATGATGTGGTCGGAACTAAATGTCTATGAAGTTAGAGATATATTAACCTACGGTGACTTAAACAGTTGGGAACTAGATTGCTACAGCTTTATGTACGGTGAAAAAATAATTGATAAATCATGAAAAAATATATAACAGACGAGATCATAGAAAAAGAAATGATCAAAAGAGGTTTACCAACTGACGGTGACAAGATACAAGATGAAGAGTTTGTGCAACAAGCAGTATTAAAATACTATGATGTAGAAATTACTAATGACTACACACAAAACGCAGACTATTATGTTTACCCTGAATCAACGGCAGATGGCTACGAAGTTTATATTGCTACGTATGATGATAGAAATATATGCGTAGGTGAACATGTACATTACTATGATAGTAATTTAGCTACAGAATTAGAAGATGCAATAAGAGGTATGGGTCGTATAGATTCTGTTATATATGTAGCGGATGATTTTATAGATGAGTACTGGTACTCAGATATGTTCAGCGAAATATACCAAGGTATTTGTGAAATAACAGAACAAGAAATTAAAGATATACTTATAGATGAAGGATACGAAGAGCAACCAATCTAAACCAAAATGGTTTAACGGCGCCTGGTACAGCTCACCAGAAGAGGTAACAAATCCATTTAGTGGTGAAAGTTGCCTATTAACCGGAGCAGAAGCTAGTATGTATGACTTTATAATGGGTGCTACTTATACTATAGAAGTAACGTTTGATAACGACTCAGATGTAGAAGATCCATATATAACTAAACTAAGAAAAGAATTAATTAAAGGTATGGACTGGTTTAGATCAGAAAATCCTAAAGCTTATATGAAATTACTAGATTAATATGGCAACAAGAAATGTAACAATGGTAGTACCAAGGTCGACTGCGGAAGACAATGACCTAGGCTTTGCTTGTAACCCAAGTGTAGTCAGTGACGATAGCTATGTAAATATGTATTTACATCACGATGGTTACCCTGAGTATAGAGCTGTAGAGCTTGCTAACTGGGTTAAGCATATGCAAGAGGTAAAAGGTTTTACAAGCTTTGGTGATGGATCAAGAATAGCATCACACTTAGTAAAAGACTTTCATTACAATAGCCAATACTTATATCCTTCTCATGACAGAATAGATCATCATTATACTTATATTATATGGACAGGTAAACCTGACGTGTTTATAACTTGTTGGAATCAATATACTAATGAGTGTGTATTTGTAAACAAAGTAGATGATGTGATCAAAAAATGGTCTAGAGATGAATATGAATATACTAACTATAACAAATTAAATACGAATGAAGTACGATAATATAGATGACGATATGTTAGATACAATTGCAGACTTAGTACTAGATAAACTTCTTTACAGAATGAAGAACGAGGTTCATGCTATGTCTCCTATGTCTATTAACGAAATAATAAAAGGTCAAATACCTTTTAAAGAAACAGACGAAGAGTTTCTTATATCTGAGTTAGCTAGGCTAATGACACTATTAAATTTGTACGAAGACAAAGAGCAGTACAGAAAAGCTGCAATAATAAAAAACAAACTAAATATAATACAAAAAAAACTAGACAACCTATGAAAAAACCAATGTTAGCCCATAAGTTCAGCGAAAAACGCTGTGACTTTAACCAACCAACCTATATACAACCAAAGCTTGACGGCGTGCGTTGTAATATATACCTAAACGATAATAAAGATATT